ACATTTTCAAGAACGAGGAGCGCTGACATGGGCGAGTTCAGGATTGGACGGAGGTACGCGCAACACACCTACCCGGATACGCCGAGAGGCGCAGGGGCGCTGTCGTTCGCGCGAAACTTTGCAGAAGGCCCGGGAACGCCCACCACCATCGATACCAGCGGCGTTCAAGTGCCGTGGGCTTTCATTGAAAGCGGCGATCCTGTCGGAGTCAACGTACCGATCACCCCTCGCGTCACCGGAAGAATTCTCTTCTCTGGCGTCGTTCAGGTCACGAACAACGACGCTGCGCCTGTGACCGTACAGGTGCAGATCCAAGTGAACGGCAGCACGCTGCTCGTACCGCTCGTTCAAGAGACGGTCGATGCGAACGGCGAGGCGGCCATCGCTTTCGAAATCTTGAGTCTCGCGCTACTCCCGGTTGGCGTCACCGCACAGATCCAACTTCAAGTCACGGCCACCGCGGACGTCGACGTCGTCTTGAGCACGAACAACACGACACTCGAGATCGAAGAGAAGCCATTCGCGACCGGGTGAACCAATGGGCGAATTCAGAATCGGCCGCAAATACGCGCACCACTTCTACCCGGACACACCCCGGGGATCGGGAGCGTTGTCGATTGCGCGAAATTTCGCGATGGGCCCGAATGAGACCATCGACGTCGTCACCGCAGGCGACGGCGGAACTCAGATCCCTTGGGACTACATCGAAAGCGGCGCAGTTACGCCAGATGAAGATGTGCCGTTCACGCCCCGCGTCACCGGACTCGTTCTTTTCAAAGGCGTGGTGGTCGTCAAGAACAACTCACTGTCACCGGTGAACGTGCTTCTGGAAGTGCAAGTGGACGACGCGGGAGTAGTCCCGCCAATACTCGAAGAAACGGTCACCGGAAACGGGCTCGCCGCCATCCCATTCGAGTTGCTCACCACTATCCCGCTCGCAGTCGGAACTCTCGTGAACGTTCAAGTCCTCGTGGCGGCTTCCGTGAATGATGCGATCACGCTGAACGTGGACGCTTCGACTATCGAGATCGAAGAAGTGTTACCCGCGACCGGTTGAGAGGAGAGCATCAATGCCCAAGGCCATTCACCAGGAGACGATGTGCTGCGGGCACAAGCGGTGTCCAACGGTGACACTGTTCGATGACGGGTCAATGCGGATCTACGACAACGACAGCGAGAAAAGTTCGGTGGGAGACATCAAGCTCGAACCGGAGCAAGTTGCTCGACTCGTCGAGCTAGTGAACAAGAAGAATCCATGAAGACCACAGGCAGAAAATCGCAAGAGGTCTACCCCGAAAGAGCGTCGAGTGGCGGCAGCGGAGCGCTCGTGCGTGTCGGGTACGACGGGATCGTCGATGAAATGGAGGTCGTAAATTCGCTTACGCCCAACACACCGTTCCTTCCTCGAAACTCAGCGCTCGATCCGATGTCGGTCGTGTTCCCAGATTTCACCATGGGCAACACGCTAGAGGTCGACTTCAGGTTGAACTCCCAGAGCGTTAGCATGGACGAGCCGGGACAGCTCAACGTATCGACCACAATCCAGGTGAGCGTAGACGGCGGCGTGACCTTCTACACGCTCGTTCCGTCGGCGTCGCTCGATCGGGTCGATACTGCCGTCATCGCCGACCCGTCGATCCTTCTGCGGAGCTTGGACGCCATCACGATCGTCGATCCGATGCCGGTCGTCGTGGACGGCATCCCTGGCACAACGCCCGTCACAGCGCCGCCGATCGTTCGCGTGTACTACTTTTTCTCAGACGCCACTGCGACCATGTTCCTGAACGGATCTGTGGACGAGCCTGGAATTCCGGGCGCGATCCTGAAATGCAGCGAGCTCGCCGCCGGATCCGTGTTTCAAGGTCCACTCGGACAGCTCGCTTTAGAAACTCCAGGTTGAGGTGATCCGATGGCACGAATTCTAGGAAGAGGCCGTAACGTATTCGGCACGTACCCGGAAGGATCCGCGGCAGCGGGCGCAGCGGTAGCGGCGCTGCGCAATCGAAATATCGCCGACACGACAATACTCACGGTGCCTTTTACACCGGCCAACAGCCTCATCGCTGCGATCCTGTTCACGCCAAAGGTCAGTGGTGTGCTTCAGCTATCGTCGAACCTCCTCTTACAAAACGGAGCGGGCGCCGACACTTACGCACTAGCAATGGAAATTATACCCGGAACAGGTCTAAGTGTTTCGGGCGGCGAAACCACATCCAACGGCTGGGTAATAGGCTCCGGAACGCCTCCCGTCATTGGCGGAACTATCGGCTCGCCTGTGATCGGAGTCGAGGCGCTCACCGCACTTGCCGGTAATGCAGACGGCAGCCTTACGCCGTCTGGATTTTCACAGCCATTGCCAATCGGAGTCCCTGTCGTGATCGCAGTAGTTTTAACGGAAGTCGCGGGCGGCAACGCGCTGGTGCAACTGGCGTTCACCAACTTGTCGGTCATGGAATTGCCGTAAATGCGTGAGTTCCTCGTCCTCTGCGCGGCTGTCGGCACGACACTCATCGTCGTCGATAGCACCCTCTTCAGGCCGATTCGAAAGTTGTGGCCTGCGTTGCTCGGGTGCGCTCAATGCTTCGGGTTTTGGGTCGGCGCAGCGGCTGGCGTGAGCGGACTTCTCGACGTCGGACACGGGCGCATCGTCAACACATTCATCGCCGGCACCGGCACGAGCTTCTTAGCGCTACTCGCCTACGCAGTGCTCGTGAACTTGCTCGGCGAACCGGTCGAAGGGAACGAACGATGAATCGCCGACTGCTCCCCGTTGATCGGAAAGTTGACGCGGGCAAACTCGCCGTGCAGTCGCCTGGCCGCTGCGTCGTAAGCTTCGGCAGCCTTCGCTTCGGTATCAAATCGTCCGAGCTTGATGCTCTTACCTTTGTCCCAAATCGCGGCGCCCCATTTGTCGTAGTGGCGCCACACTCCTTTATATTTCGATGCGCACGGCGCACGAAGTTTCATGCGATTTCTGTTGTTCTCGGTCGCAGTAGCCTTGCGAAGGTTGTCTCTTCTGTTGTCGAGTCCGTTGCCATTTTTGTGGTCAATTTGTTCTCCTCTCTCGGCTTGCATGAGTTGCCGATGAAGGAATATGCCGTAACCCCTAACAGCGTATTCTCGCCCGTACTTGTCTCGGTAGTGTGCCCAGTTCCATTGAGATACGTGCACGAAGTCCCCTTCGTCCACTTTCGCAAATTTGCCCCGTGTGAGCGGAATGAACAGAACGCCTGGCTCAGGCGGAGGCGCGACAGCCACGCGCCTTCTTGCCGCAGCGACACTTGTGCCCGCGCCTCTAAGTTTGTAGCCACAAACCTGACCGCAAGATCGTTGCGCCGGATGTGTCGTAACAAAACATACGGTACACACCTCGCAGGTTTTTCTATACTCTGTCACCGTTCGCCTCCTAGTTTGAGGCCGAGCCGAGCCCCGGTCGTTGACGCGACGCGGGGCTATTTCACACAAAAGGATACCTCATGCGCCGCAAATTGAAAAATCTGAAGAACAAAGGCGGCCATTCAGAGAACGGCGCGCCGAGGCAGCTCATTGACGAAGCGGCGTATCGAGAGCGTCGGCACGGCGCCCCACATTTCGACAGCGAGTACGGCGGCTGGAGTTGGGCGTCGCGCCCTCGTGACCAAGCAATCAGTCTCCGCAGTATGGGTGGCTCCACCGGTCCTAGCGGATCTACTGGAGTGACGGGAGCAACGGGACCTACTCCTCCAACGGAATTCGTCGATCTACTCACGGCCGGCGACTTCGCCATCTTCGCGCAATCTGGCATCACGACCACAGGCGGATCGACAGTCGACGGCGACATGGGTATCAACCCGGCGGCCTCTGCGAGCATCACAGGATTCGCACTCGTACTCGACGGCGGAGGTCAGTTCTCCACGTCCTCGCAAGTGTTTCCTGGAGTGCCCCCGCAACTCGGACACGTATTTGCGCCCGACTACGCGGTGCCGGCACCCGCCAAGGTGGTGCTCGCCAGCGCCGACATGATCACCGCGTACAACGACGCCATAGGGAGAACGCCGGACACCTCGTCAGCCGGTGGCGATATCGCCGCCGATTCGCCACTCACGGCTGGGTTCGTCTATCGATACACGGGCGCCTCCAGCATCACTGCGGGCCCGTTGACGATAAACGGCGGAGCTGGAGACGGCATCATCATCCAAGTCCAAGGAACGCTCGACATTCATCAAGACGTGCTTCTAGTGGGCGGTATTCTCCCTGAAAACGTTTTCTGGGCCGTGACTGGACAAGTCACCATCTTCCCGGGTGTGACAGTCAACGGAGAAATTCTCGGAGCAACAGGCATCGCCATGCAAGCCGGTGCGACCCTCAACGGTCGAGCACTCGCGCAAACGGCAGTCACACTCATCAGCAGCACGATTGCAGAAGTGTAATTTCGAATGCCATACATCGCCGGAAGAGGACGGTACGCTCGAGAGACCTACCCCTCTCCACCCTCCGCACCCTCGAGCAGCGGACCAACAGGACCTACGGGTTCGTCGGGATCCACGGGACCGGCAGGCTCGCCCACAGCGAGCCTCGGACCTTTTGGATACGACCAAGTTATAGAGACGAACACCGCATCCAACAACGCCTATGCTGGAACCGGCGGCCTGGAGGTCATGCGCGACGCTTCAGCCAACCCGATGCAAGTCGTACTAACCGGACTAACTCCAGGCGCCGTGCTCAGATGTACGTACTCTCTGAACGTGTTAGGTGCGGCGACACCGCCGGACGGCGGAACAACAGGAGCGTGGATCGCTGTATCCTTCGACGATCCAGTGGGCGCCTATCCTACCGGATGGTTCAACGTCAACGACAGCTCTACAGAAGCTAAGGTCGTTCAAGACAACGAAGCGCCCGATCCTCCTCTTGTCAACGCTACGCTTACACAGACGTGCTATTTCGCAGTGCCTGCCGGAAAAACACGAGCGACGATCAGAGTAAGATCAGCAGTAGACGGGAGAGGCGATCCGGCGATCACGATGACCTACGTGGGCCTAGACAGTAGCCCGTTCTTGACCGTTGGAGGCGACAGCGGCTTATTCGCCAGTTGCTCGCTCGAGGTGTGGCAGATCCCTGCCGCACTAGTCCAACAATTGGGCCCCTCAACACTCGTCGCAGCAAACTTACCGTAAAATGATCCCTCTGATCTGCAAAGGGCCTACAGGACCCACAGGGCCGGGCTCTTCCGGCAGCGGTCCAACAGGTCCCGGGGGACCAACGGGCCCGGGTGGTGGCGGATCAGCAGGACCAACAGGTCCAGGTGGACCAACGGGCCCTGGGGGGCCGACAGGTCCAGGCGGATCAGCAGGACCAACGGGTCCCGGTGGATCGGCAGGCCCCGGAGGGCCGACAGGTCCGGCCGGCGTAAGCATCACCGGACCGACCGGACCTAGTGGAGCTCAAGGCATCACCGGACCGACTGGGCCACGCGGCTCCACCGGGCCCACCGGACCGACTGGACCAACGGGACCTGGCGTTACCAACGCTGCACTCGTCAATTCGTACATGCTCTTCTCGCTCTTCGGGGATGGCAGCGACGGAGCGCTGAGTCAATCAAGCGGCACGACGACGCTCACACGCGACACCTACTATTCGTCGATCACACTCACGGGAACCGCAAAGATCGACGTCGCCGGCTTCCGGCTATGGTGCAGCGGCATAACCGATCTCACAGGCATGCCTGTGGACACGATCTTCCGCGGTGTGGGCGCAGCAGCAGGCAACGGCGCCGCAGGCGGCGGAGCAGGCACAGCCGGCGGCACGACCGAAGCAGACGGGCTCACCATTCCAAGCGCAGCAGGTCTAGGCACCGCAGGCGGTGCGGGCGGCGCAGCAGGCGGCAATCAAGCTGCCGCACCGCAACCTAGAAACGGATCGTCAGGCGGCTCGACAAGTACGTCCGGCAAAGGCGGTACTGCGGGCGCAAACCCGGGCGGCGCAACGCGAGCGGGAATCACAGTTACTCGAGACGGCGGCAACCTCCCTCATCGCCTTGATCTGTTGGCGATCTTCAACCGCGGCGTCAACATCAGCGTAACTGGTAGCGCGCTCTCGTTTAACGGTGGCGCCGGTGGTCCTGGTGGCGGTGGCGGTGGAGGCGACGGCACAGCAGGCGGCGGAGGTGGAGGCGGCGCGCAAGGCGGACATGGCCTCCTTTTCGCAACGCGTACGCTCATCGTCACAGGCGCGGCTGCCGGCTTCATCTCGGCCAAAGGTGGAACCGGCGGCAACGGTGGATCACCCGCCGCAGGCGCTCGAGGCGGCGGTGGTGGAGGATCCGGCGGTGGTGGCGGTTTCGGAATCGTAGTCGCAGGCAATATCATTGGCTCCGTGACAGGCGGTCTCTCTATTGACGGAGGCGCTGGAGGCACTGGAGGCACCGGCAGCGGAGGCGCTGGAGGCGGTGACGGTGGAGGCGGAGCTGCTGGTGGTTTCGGAATCGTATTCAACCTGCAATCACAAACGGCCAATTCGGCGCTCGGCGTCGGAGGAAGCGCAGGAACCGCTGCCAGCGGATCGACAGGAGGTGCGGGTTCTGCTGGCGAGCAGACCCGCGTGAACTTTTGACGGTCTGAACGCGAATGCCAACAAAAAAGGTGGCGTATTTCAAATCGCTCCTGTGAATCCGCTAAACCAGCAGTGGAACTCTGTCGCTGCCGGCAACGCCGCGTGGCTGTCTCAAGCCGAGGTCGCAGCAGAGCTAAACCCGATCCACTGGACGTATAACTACTACGTCTCCACGGATCCGTTGGCGCAAGGGTTCTCGATCCCGCCTGGGGTCTCTTTCATTCCGATGATCTACGGCGATAGCACTGGAGCCGCCTACGGATCTCAATACTCGGCAGGAAATCTCGTACTCGCACAGGCGAATTCGTCGACAGGCGAGTTGCTTACTTTCAACGAACCTGACCACGCCGACCAGGCAAACATGACGCCGGCACAAGCTGCCGCGCTTTGGCCTTCAATTCGTGCAACAGGAATGCGCATCAGCGCGCCTACGATGGGCACTCCTACTCTGATCACGACCCCGGGCGCCTGGTTCGATCAGTTCGTCACACTTCTCGGTAGCCCTGACTTCGATTTCATCCCAGTCGATCAGTACTACGACAGCGCCCTTCAACCGGACCCGACCATTGGCGCCAACGCCATTCTTGCGAACCTAGACGCCATCTGGGAAAAATATCACAAACCGATCTGGCTCAAAGAATTCGCCGTGATCAACTTTACCGCGCTCCCATCAAACCCGTCCGACAACACCGTATTCGAATTCATGCAGAAAATGGTCGCCGGGCTACATCGCCGTAGTTTCGTAGAGCGTTTTTCCTGGTACCGCATCGGCCCAGGCGATGCGGACAACAGTCAATATTTCAACATCGCCACGAACAACGTCGACGGGAGCACGACAGGATTGGGGCGATTTTACAAGAAGCAATGACGTGCTTGACGTACTTTTTTCGTTAGTACATTATCTCGCTCGGAATGCGTCTAGGTCGACCCAAGAAAACGGAATCCGAGCGTAAAGACGATCGACTGATCTTCCGCGTTTCCGGCGCCGAAAAACGCGAGATCGTCCGCGCTGCACAACGAACGGGCATCGGTACCGCCTCGGCGTGGGTGCGCATGCTCGCGCTCTCGGAAGCACGACGGGTCAACAAGTGATCGTCAGCGTCACCATCACGGACAGTCGCGAACACGAAATCGCGGACGCGCTCCTAAGCGTCGTAGATCACGTCGACCTTGTTCTCTTGCTCGACACCGGCATCAAAGACGGCACCGTCGAACGAGCGAAAGAAGTCGCGGGCGACAAGCTAGAAATCGTCAAACACAAATGGTCGGACTTCTCGACGGCGCGCAACGCCGGACTCAAAGCCGCCAAAGCGCTCGGGGCAACCTGGACACTCATCGTCGACTCCGACGAGCGCCTAGACTTCGGAAATCTCGATCTCCGTGCGACGCTTTCTAATGTGCGGGCCGATTCGATACGCATCGAAGCGGCAGACGGATCATACCCGAAAGAAAAAATCGTTCGCGCTTCGTCGGGAGCGTACTTCACCGGACCGACGCACGAAACACTCATAGTCAGGTCGTTCGAAACACTCGAAGGCGCAACTTTCTACGAGCTCGGCAAATCCCACGAGCAGGCGCAAAAAAAGTTCGAACGCGATATCAGACTCCTCACGGATTACATCAAGAAACACCCAGACGATCCACGTTGGCGTTACTATCTCGGTGCGTCTTACGAAGGGATCGGCGCTAAGGAGCTCGCCGCCATAGCGTTCGGTGAATGTGTCGGGCTTCGAAAGGTAGGCGACGAAGCCGCCTGGGCCGCATACAAACAGGCCGAGCAACTTTTCAATTTAGAATTGTTCGACGAGGCCATCGTGGCCGCTGCACGAGGTCTTTCTGCGAACGCCCATTTCGCGGAGTGCGCTTGGATGGCAGGATTGTGCGCGTGCAAACTCGGACGCGCCGATCAGGCCATTGCGTGGTCACGAATGGCTGCGGCAGTGGGGCGCTACAAAGGCTGTGGCCCCGAGCGCGACTGGTTCCGCCATATGCCGGCGCTCTACGAACTCCCTTACGACGTGCTTCGATTCGTACTCCCGCCCGGCCCTGAACGCGCACAAGCCGAGCTAGATTTTCACGCTGCCAAACGCGCCCGCCTTGGCGTCTCGGATAATCACGAACTAGACCGGCTCAGCATCACGCAATCGAATCCCCGCCGATTCGAGGCCCGATCAATGCTCCGGCCACCGGCTCTCTCGAGCTTCTGCCCAACCGCGCACAACACAGAGATCACGTTCAGGCCACCAAACGGATGGCATCCGATGAACCCGAGTATCTGCTGGCACAAGGGCGAGCTCTGGTGCGTGGTGCGGACCGTAAACTACTCACTGAACGGGCGTGAATACACCGTCCACGACCCTGAGGGCATCGTGCGTACGGAGAACTACCTCGGCAAACTCACACCCAACGTGGAACTTGTAGACCACAGGCTAATCCGAGACCTAGATCGTTCACTTCGAGTGCCGTCGCGCATCGTCGGGTACGAAGATATTCGGCTGGTCTCGCTCGACGAACTGGACGGCAACGTTCTTGGGGCGAGTGCCACGGTCTGTGACCACGACACAGATCGACGGCTCATTGCACGACTCTTTTTCAATGACGAGGGTGACGTCACGCGCCGTGAGGTGCAGCCAACCAACCAAATGCACGAGAAGAATTGGATGCCGCTCGCTATCGACGGCATGCTCACGTGGATTTACTCACTCGATCCGACGGCAATTCTTCCCGGGCCGCTCCGAAAGTGTCCCTTCGCCCTCGAACATCTACGTGGCGGAGCGGCTATCGCACTGCAAGACGGTTACCTTTGCGTCACACACGAGACCATCGAAACGGACGAAAGTCGGGTCTACCTTCATCGGTTCGTGCGACTTGACAAGAAGTTCAGCGTGATCGCCGTCTCCCCTGCGTGGGTCTTTGCCGGATTCGGTATCGAGTTCTGCGCCGGTCTCGCCCTGGACAACGAACAACTCGTTCTTTCCTACGGAGTTCGCGACAGAGAGGCGTGGATATCGCAGGTCGACATCAAGGAGATCGAAGCCATGAAATGGATCAAACCATGACGCGAATTATGCTGGGCACCGCTTGCTTTGCAGAAGATCGCGAGCTCTTGCTCAAGGCGTTGCGCTCTTTCCAACACCCCTCGGTGGATGTGGTTGCGGTCGACAACGGAGGCTCGACCGATGTGAAGCTGGCGCTCTACGAGATGTCGAACGAGATTTCGATAATTCGACACGAAAAAAATGTGTACGTCTACCCGGCCTGGAACGAGCTCGCGGCGCGATTTCTCGCCTCGAGCGCCGAGATCTTCGTGGTCGCAAACGCTGATCTCGCAACGGCTCCTGGTTGGGCGGAGTCGCTGTTGATGCGCTACGAGCAGGCAAAAAAGAACAACGAAAACGAGTTATGGTTCGGGCGCATTGTTCACAACGTCGAAGAGATCGATCGACACTACACCCCCTCCGTTGAACCGACCGACACGCAAGGCACCGGCGGATCCTTCTTCGCCATGACGCGCAGAGCGACCGAGCTTGCCTTCCCGGTACCTGCCGAGCTTCTCATTTGGTACGGCGACGGTTGGATCCACACGCTCTTGTCAAAAGCCGGTTGGCACGGCGTAACACTACGCGATCTAGTCTGCTGGCACCGTGGTGGGGTCAGCACCGGACACGTGCACGAGCGGACGCCTATCGTCAATCGCGAACGTGAAATTTGGGACACTTACCTGGAAAAAGTTTGCCACAACATCGGAGATGGGATCAGGAACGGAACCATGGACGAAATCGAACGACACTTCGTACTCTTTCGAGACACCCCCGCAGACATCAACGAGCACATGGAGACGCTCTGCAAGTACGCCAAAGAATGTGAAAGCGTGACCGAATTCGGCATCGGCCGTTCCACTTGGGCGTTCCTGCGCGCCAGACCGAAAAAACTCCGTTGCTACGACATCCGCGACGCCGACTTCGCACTGCAAGGGAAACTCGCGAAAGAGGCCGGAACCGATCTCGCGTTCGAGCGCAGAGACACGCTCGACTTGACGATCGAGCCCGTCGATCTGCTCTTCATCGACACCTACCACGTCTATCGGCAGCTCAAGGCTGAACTAGAAAAGCACGGAGTGTGCGCGAAGAAGTACATCATCATGCACGACACCGAAGTCTTCGGAGACATGAGCGAGGACAGCACCAGGCCGGGGCTATGGACCGCCGTGGAAGAGTTCGTCGCCGCGCACCCAGAGTGGCAGGTGGTAGAACGCTTCCGAAACAACAACGGCCTCACGATCCTGAAACGCAAGTAGATGGATCTGGAAGATCTCAAAGGTCGCCTTACCGACAGCGCACAACTCGAAGGAGAAGCGAAACTTCGACGCATGTGGGGCGGCGACTGGCCTGAGACGGCCGAGACAATGATCGGCCACGTCCGCCTCGACAACATCGAAGAATGCGCCCGCGCCGTGTTCGCCGACCACGTGCCGGGCGACTTTTTAGAGGCCGGAGTGTGGCGCGGAGGCGCATGCATCTTCATGCGCGCGCTTCTCGACCTCGAAGAAAAAGAAGATCGTGTTGTCTGGGTCGCTGACTCTTTCGCCGGACTCCCGCCACCTGATCAAGATCGCTACCCGGTAGATCGAGGAGACGGCCACCACACGGTCGACGCCCTTCGTGTCAGCATCGACGAAGTGCGCAAGAACTTCTTGAAATACGACTTGCTCGACGAGCGCGTCGTATTTCTCAAGGGGTGGTTCAAAGACACACTACCGGGACCTGTGAAGCAACTCGCAATCCTTCGACTAGACGGTGACATGTACGGGTCGACGATCCAAACACTCGAGGCGCTCTACGGTCGCGTTTCACCGGGCGGATTTGTCATCGTCGACGACTACTCGCTCATCGGTGCACGCACCGCTACGGACGATTTTCGGGAGAGGCACGGGATCACGGAGCCGCTCACACGCATCGACTGGACCGGCGTTTTCTGGCGCAAACACACATCCGCGTGGCGCTAGAAGTCTCTACTATCCGCTAGATACAAACGAAAGTGGTTGCGCCCGCTCGTTGTCGAGTAGAATCCGAGGGGTTAGAAGGGCCTCAAGGATCCGCACTTGCCCTACGTCATCGGTAGAAACTCTCGCGGTCGAGAGACATACCCCGAGCGGGGCGTTGGCCCGTCGGGAACAATCGGCCCGACCGGTCCGACCGGTCCCGGAAGCGTAGGGCCGCCAGGGCCAACTGGACCGACGGGACCGACAGGAGTCATCGGCACCGCGTGGTTACGGCTGGTAAACGCCGATCTGACCATAGGCACCAACGGAAACGACAACGTCTACGTTCCCGTCACCGCAGTCGCAGCCGACTTCGATCTAACCGATGCGACCGGATCGTTCGCGCTCGGAGCGAACGGAACACTCACGTACACAGGTCCAAACGTGAGTGTCTTATCGACTTGCGGTAGCTCCGTCGAGAAAGACGACGGCGCGTCCGTCACGTTCTACGGATTCGCCATCGACAAGAACGGAGACGTTTTGACGACAGCGGCGTTCAGTGCCGGCGCGATAGCGGCAGGCCAAGTGTGTGCGTCGATCGTCGACGATTTCAATCTGAGTCTCACGACCATCAGGTTGATCTCCCTGACGAACGGCGATGTTCTTACTCCCGCCTGGGTAGCTCGGTTTTTCGCCGGTGTGCAAGCCGACACACTACTCGAAGGGCTCACCTGGTCCTTGACCATCTTCAAACAATGAACCCGCACTGGTTTATATGGTGGGCGGTACGCCCCGGCATGCACGACGGCGGCCAGTGGGTGCCGATGCAAGAGCTCACCGACGAGCAGCTCTGGCAGTACGAAAACGACGTGCAACGCGGCACGCCGGGCATCACGAAGCTCTACCGGTGGATGTGGAACGGGTTCGAATGGCAGTACGACGAGCGCAGCGCGATCGCGCTCTACGTCCATGCTGGCGAGCAAAAATACGCGGCATTCTGGCCTTAGAAACGCCGTCATCGACCTACAGATCAGAGTCAAGTAGAATCGTGAGACCGTGGGCTTTCCGTGGAAAATCGTCGCTGCCAGCGGGCTCGCGCTCGGCGCTCTCGGCGTAGCCGTGATTGGGGTCAAACGACGTCAGGAGGGCATGACGTCGCCTAGGGTAGCTCTTATCGGAGACTCTTACGCAGTTGGACTTGGACCCGAGCTCGCGAAACTGTTCCCTGAATTTCGCGCGGAAGGACATGTGGGCACGACCACTTGGCAATGGGCCAACCACAACGCGGCGTGCGCAAACTGTGGCGATTGGCTCACGACGTTCAAGCCCGACATCGTGCTCGTCTCGCTCGGAGTAAACGACGGATCTTCGCCGAACAGCGGGCACTACCAGACACTGGTGCGAGGCATTCAAGGTATCGGGGCGCGCGCCGTGTGGATCGAGCCGCCGGCATCCGTCAACGCGCCCGCCACACGCAAAGCCATTGCTGCGCTCGGAATACCGACAGTGCCGGCGACCAACACACCACTCGCTTCCGACGGACTCCACCCGACTTCGTACGCGCCGTGGGCGCACGAAATATTACAAACGCTAGGCCGCAATGATCTTTTGCCGCTGCAAAGAACCGTGTGATCTACTCACTGAAAGACCTTCAAGATCTGGCCGCTGCAACTGGATTTCCAGATCCAGTGCTCGCAGCAGCGGTAGCGATGGCTGAGAGCGGAGGCAACCCGTGCGCACAAGGTGATCCGAACATCGGCGTGCACCCGTGCAACAGGCTCAACGGCACTAGCACGAGCTTCGGTCTTTGGCAGATCAACACGACATGGAACCCGCAGTACGACCCGCTGAGCTTGCTTAATCCGCAGTACAACGCACGCGCGGCGCTGGCGGTTTCTAACGGCGGCGTCACATGGAAACCGTGGTCTACGTTCAAGAACGAATCTTATCTGAAGTGGTACTCGCACGTCGTCTATCCGCCCCACGGGGGGCCTCCGATCATCCCGCAACCGGTGACACCACCGATTCCAAGAGAAAAGAACGGAAGGGTGGTGGCCGCAACGGTGGGGGTGCTCGCAATTGTCGCCGCAGCGGGTTACGGCGCCTATAGGTGGCTCTCCGGGCGCCCCGAGCCGCGACCACTTCCGCCGCCGGAGCCGACCTACCCCATGTTCAGGAGATATGAACCTTGAATACGTTGCTCGTCATCTCGCTCGGAGCTCTGGCAGCGTCCTCGGGCATATTTCTATGGAGCCGAAATGCGAAAGCACGAGAGGCGCTTCCAGCACCAGTACCTCCGGTGACCCCATCACCGACCTACGGCGAGAGCACCATCGTTCCACTTTCGGTTCCGTCTGGTTGGCGTCGGGCAACGGGTTCCGAGGTCTCGGCTCTGCCCGAGCTCGCGATTAGCGCGAACGTGCTTCGATCAACACCAGGCTTCACCTCGATGCAGTACGGAGCGCTCGCGCCGTTCATCGCTGGAAACGGCAAAACGTACGCGACGTGGATAGAGCAACACTACCATCCGCCTGGAGGCGAGACACGACCGTGGGGTTACCATCACGGCGTCACGATTCTCGCGAAGATCGAATCGCTAATCAGCGAATGGTTTTGAGAAGGACACCATGCACGCACAACACACGTCACAAGTTGCGCTAGCGCTCGGCTGGGACTTCGGAGCGCTCTCGTTCGGCGATATCGGCTTCACAGAGCTAGGGGTAAGCGCCGTGCAGCCTGCATTTCAGACCATCCCACAGGGATGGTATCGCCCCACACGGGTCGCAATGGCCGACTGGAGCCGCGCGCATCCAGGTCAGCTTCCGTCGCAGCAGATGCTCGATCTCATCGGCACGCAGGTGACCGAAGCGATCAAAGGGCTCCAAAAACAAGACCAGATGCTCTTCGAGATGCATCACTACTTGCTCGACGCGATGATCAAGAAAGGTGCGCCGCTCACGACGGCGGAGACCGAAGCGGCGCTCAAGGGTGCATCGAACATCGTGCAAGCGCGCGTCAACGCCTACTACGCGAACAAGTCGTCTCCGCTCGACGTATTCAACCCCACGAAGGTTGTGCAGGCGGCGGCCAGGGCGGCGACAGGAAACCAGAGCCTCGTCGTCACGAGCGTGTCTGTGTCTCCGTCCGACATCGCGAAAGCGGTGCAAGCCGTCATGTCGTTCGTACCCGTCATCGGCACGGGCGTCAACGCAGCGATCGCCGCGGGCGCCGCGCTCGCGAACGGCGAGAACATCACCGACGCTATCGTGGCCGGTGCGAAGAACGCCCTGCCGGGTGGTGCACTCGCCTCGAAGGGTTTCGATGTCGCCTACGGCGCGGTCAAGGCTGTGGCGAACGGTCAGCCCCTCGACGAGATCGCCCTCGCCGCGGCGCGCGAAGCGCTTCCAAGCGACGCAGCCAAAAAGGCATTCGACGTCGGCGCAGCCATCGCGCATGGCCAGAACGTGCAGCAAGCGCTCGTCAACGAGGCTGCGAGCTTTGCCGCGGGGCAGCTCAACAAGATTGCGCTCCCGCCGATGCTCACCGAGGTCGCGAGATCGATACCGCCCGAAGCAACGCGCGTCGCGACGGCGATCGTCAATCACCCCGAGATTGCCAACCTGGCGGCGTCCGAAATCGCAAGACGGATGGGCACGAACGAGGCGACGGTCAACACAGCGACGAAGGCCGTAACGGCGGCGAAGAACTCGGACGCCATGGCGCAGCTCGCCAAGCTCACGCCGCAAGAGCAAAAAGACCTCATCGCCTACATCGCACTCGCAAGGCTCACTCCCGATCAGCAGAAGCAGCTCGCTGCGTACATCAAAGCGAAGACAGCGCCGAAGCATCTCGTGCAGGTTCACGAGACGACGCCTGCGAAAAAGCCGGTCGTGGTGACCGCACCGCCACCGAGGGTCGCTCCGAAACCGACGGTTACTGCGAGGGCCGGGGTTTATCCGCCGTACCCGAAGATGAGCGCGCACGCCTAGGTGTCTCGGCGCTATTGATCGCTTCCGAGCAAGACGCGCAGTAACCGGGCCTGAGTAGAGGATTCGCCCCCACGTGCGATCCCACGATCTGTAGCCGGTGGCACCGTTTGCAAATCGCCCGTTCCTTCGCCATCGTCGTTCGGTTATTCTACACGCATGGCTCGGAAGAAGCACGATCTCCCCGGCTGGTTCCCGTTCGCGATCGCGGCCGCGGCCGCCACGGCCCTTTTCGCGGGCGCTCGATCGGGCTGGCGCCTATCCGGCGATCAATCAAAGACCGAGCCGCCGCCCCCGCAAGGCGTCAACGACTGGCACGGCGTCGGCGCGTTCAGTTGAGCCCACCACCGCGCAGGCGCCACATTGCTTCCTCCCCGCTCGCGGGGTTGGGGGTTCTATCCTTGCACTCCGGGCAATAGTCCGAGCGCATCCGGAAACCGCCGCCCGGTTTCTCCTCGTGGCGCACCAATTTCCACCCGGGCTTTGCTTTGCCGTCCAAAAACCACTTCGGCGGCAACGAGCGAATCTCGACGCGAACACCGCACCCATCGCATGTGATTGTCGGTGGCCGCTCCACGCCGAAACCGCTGATGCCGCATCGATAGGTCACGACGTTCGCCTAGTCTGCGCCCGGTGGGCGCCACCCATTGAGTATCGCCCAAAAGGCGACACCATAAACAATCAGGACCGCGAGTGCCTCAGCGATCCGTCCTGAGTGGCTCACGACAGTTCATTTCGCCGGCTTCTTCTTGCCCAGTATCGTCGTGCTCTTCGGCTTACGGGGCGGCGCCGCGGGTTGCTTGCGAATTCGATCGAACCAGAAACGCCCAGTTTTTACTTTTGACTTCGACATCTCAGTTTCCTTTCAATCCATGCTCATGATGAGAAGCACCGGCCACACAAGCGCGATGAACGGTACGTACCAGAGCGACGGGGGTGCTCCGTTTTTATCTACGACATAGAGACTCATGAAGAAGCCGATCGCGTAGTAGAAACCGAACGAGGCCCAAAGCACTATTCCCATGGAAATTTCACCTTTGCCGCGCGTGCGCGTTGTTCTGCCTGCCGCGCCGGACTCAACGCCGAAAACAGGTTCTCGACCTTCTCGTCCGGGCTCGCGCGCTTCTTGAGATCGGACGCCTGCCAGATCTCTTTGATCTTGGCTCGCTGCGCTTCGGTGAAGTCGAGCGTCCTATCGTGCTGCTCGCGGACGCTCCCGATGAAACTCTTCTCCCACTCCGAGAAATGGTAGCCCCCGCGCTCGGGCGGGATACGTACTTCCTCCTCGAGCTCGGCGAGATGCTTCAACGCTTCGGTGTCTTTGCGGAGCTCGAGGACGGTGGGGTGGTCGTCGATGGCGGTCTTTTTCATCCGATCCTGCCCTCGAGAATCGATTGTTCGAGCGGCGTCATGTCCCATTGCGCGACGACGGCGAAGAGCCTGCTACCGAGCGGACGCAAGAGAAACGGGTCGGGCTGCGGTGGAACCTTCTTCCAGATCGGCTCCCACATGACGAAGTAGTTCTCGAGATTCGCCGGACGAAAGCGCGGCGGGATGAACGGCACGACGGCTTCGTATTGTTCGATCTGCCAGATGTTGTGTGCTCGACGCCAGTCCCAAGTGACCTTCTCGCCGAACAGTGATTGCGCAAACATCGTGTGCTTGGATTCGATGTCATGCGGGTATCCGCGACGAGAGCCGACAAAGCGACACGTATCACCGCCCATTGCTCGACGGAATTGCACGGTCTGCGCATCGGCACGAACGATTGCGATCTTCGGCATGTGCGTGCCTTCGAAAAGCCCCGCGTCCCGAAGTACCGTGTTCATGTTGAAGACACGGCACCCGGCAGCGATGGCTGCGTACGCCTTCTTGAGCGCCTCGTCTTCGCGCTCGATCGCCGTCTTGGCGAGACGCGCACGGGCGAGATTGCCTTCTGCTTTGTCGAGACGCGCTTGCCTCAACTTCCGGACCGACGCTGCGTACTCGCGCTGCGCGCGCCTCGCCTCACTGTAGCTAGCTTTCAACGGTTCGACGTTCATGTGCTTTCTCCTTCTACTTCGATGATCTTCGGTTCGCTCTTGTCGACACCTAGCAGCGCGGATCTGAGAATTGCTTCGATGTCCTTCGGGTTCGTGTTGCTCCCGACGCCGACCCACTCACCTGTAACGTCCGTCACGGCGACAACAACGCGAACGCCGCGCGGAAGTTTCTTCGCTGCGGCATCGGCGATTTTCTGCGCGCGGTTCATAGCCTCATCGCGCGAGAGACCGACGAGCACCTTTCGCTCGACTTTCTTTCGACGTCGACTGGCGTTCATTGTGCCTCCTTTCCAAAATGTTCTTCACAGACGTTGAGCTCTCGCCCGCTGTCGTCGAGAACCTTCCTCGTTGCTAGGTTCGGACACGCACGCCAACGCCTCGTACCGTCTTCGTCGATGTGCGGCTTGTTGATCGGATCGACGCATAACTCGCAAAACTTCGGCCAAACCAAATCATCTCCGGCGTACTCGCCCCCGCACTGCCAGCACCGTTCGACCTGCCCACGTGCAGTGGTTGTCAACTCCAACGTCGCTACGATGCCGTTGGCGGCGCAATGGGGGCAAGATCGGCTAGCGTTCATCGGCGAGTCGTCCCTTCCGCCAAGACGACCTCGACGTACTGCCCCGGGATCAACTTCTCACCCTCATCCGTTTCCCCTTCGCCGGCCTTCCAGGTCACGTGCACGGCGTGGTCGTCGAAGGTGACGTCGCACACCGGGAGCTCTTTCTTCAACCAGCGCCAGAGCTGCTTCGGCTTGGGGTGGTTGATGGTGACCTTCGGATGCGTCGCGAGCGCGATGCGAATCTGGGTTGTGAGATCGCGGAACATGGTCATCGAGGCGCCTTTCGCGCATCGCGACTCGACTGCGCCACCCGCACGTTCATTTCAGCCGCTCTGTTGTCGCCGTCGAGACTGTCGCTGGGATGCCAGGTTGCTACCAGCCCCCACTTGATGAAAAGATCCTCCAACGTAAAGTCGCCACTCTGTCTCACGTGAGCGACATCGACGAGAAATTCACTCGCCTCGCGATCCATTCCCTTGAGTTGATTGACACGCAAATAATCACGTGCCGCAGATAACGGACGACGATGATCCAAGAGACGCCCCCGAGGTGTCGAAAAAACTCCTCTTCCTCCTGAGCGCTGAGACGTTTTTTCATTTAGGTTCTTCCTTCTTTTTCGCTAACCCCTTCGTCGGGTTGTTCTCGAAGAGCGTCGCGTCCTCGACGTAGCCCCGCATCACCTTCTCGCTCTTCCACCCGCCTTGCCGCATGATCTCACGATCAGAAACGCCTTCGCGCGAGAGCTTGGTGGCCGAGCCCCGGCGCAAACTGTGGCTCGCAAATCTACGAGCAGCCGTCGCGCACGCTTCGCACTCAGCGATTTGACGCATTGTCGTGTGCCCATGAGCTGGGTTCGCAACGAGTCGTTTGATGAGCCGCGAGATCGTGCGAGGACTCACTGGAAAAATGAGCTCTCCGGCCTCGAACCGGTTGGAGTTAAAGTACGCGGCGAGCGCACGCACCGGGCACACCGATTCGTCTGCCTGCGCATGAACCGCGACGTCGCGCCCCTTCTTGAGTTGGTCTGTCTTACTACCCGGAAGATGCAGGATGAGCCCGTTGGGTCGGTCGCTGTCGTCAACCCACTCGTCGTCCTCGACCCGCACGAGCCGCACGTGCTCGCGTTGGATAGCCACCAAGTTGGCGCTTCTGAGCATGCACCACCACCCAACGGTGAGCATCGCTCGTCGTTGCAGTCCTACGTCCGGTTCGCCACGGTGCTCGGCCTCACGCAGGGCGCGTTCGCACGCCTCTGAAAGCGCCCTGAGTCCGAGAGGGGCTCTCTTGGTGCGTTTCACCCCCACGGTGCGTCGAATCCCCTTGAGGGTCTCAGAAACGACGTAGGCGTTTCGAGGGAAGTCGAGGCCGGCCGCGCGGTGGTAGTGCCGCGCCGACGTCAGAAAACGCTCGATGGTTCCGACGCTCAGGCCCCTGTCGGCGAGCCACACCAGATGTAGCGAGACGGTCTCGGGGGTGGCGGGCAGCGCCACTGCCCCGTTGGCCGTCGCCCAGGCCAGAAAACGCTCCCAGTCACCCTTGTAGCCCCTCTGGGTCTCGCTGGCCTTCGTGTGCCGCCGGTACTCGTCCGCTCGCTGGCGAGCCGCCGTGAGGGCCTCGGACGGAGCCAAGACGAGCTCGGTGCCAGCGGGCACCACCTCGACGGTCGGCTCATCCGCGTCTTTTGCACTCTCAATGGAAGACATTCGACGTTTGTCCGGTAGGGAACCAATACCGGACAAGCGCTCGGCGCGCAATCGGAACGCGCAATGTGCGATCACAGTGCGACGCGCGAGCGACCCCCCTGCGCGTTGTGACCGGCTTCCGAGCGGCTTCTCGCGGCGCTTCCACGCGGCTTCGAGTGCGGACCGTTCCAGAGGTCGTCCTGGCGACGTCCCGCACGAGGGCCGCCAGCAGGCCCCGGAGAGGGTGTATTCTCCACCCATGTCCGACCAAATCGTTCTCGCGTGGACCGTCAGCGTTGCAGGGACCCCCTTCGGACCCCTCCAAGCCAAAGCCCTCCTTCAAGCCGTCGCACTCTACCAAGACGCGACGACCGATCCGGTGCTCGGGCAGATCTTCGGGCTCACCGTCGCCGACGACTCGATGTCGAACGACGCGACGAGCGCAACGCGCACGCTCACGCTCAACATGAACGAACAGAACACTCCCACGGCGCCGCCGCCGTTCCCTTGCCGGCCGCGGACGTCGACGCCGCCCGTGCTACCGTACCCGCTTCGCTCAACGAAGACGCTCCCCGGAAGCTTCTTCGTTTCGAATGGATCGAACTCGGTCAAGACTGCGCTGACGCAGGTGGCGTCACTCGTACCTGGCGACAGCATTCAGTTTCTGATTCAAGAAGGCGTCTTCTACACAGTGCTCGCGATCGTCGACGCGACCGAGATCACACTCACCGCGCCATACGCCGGCACGAGCGGAAACTCGGAAGCGTTCAAAGAGGTGGCTGCTCCGTGCTCGCTCGATCACGCCGCGGTCTATTCGAGCGCTGACGACGACACGAACGGTGTGGCGACGACGCCGGCAATCGACCCCGGACCTGGCGCGCGTACGGTCGAGCTCACGTACTTGGACTCGTCCGGCGCAGGACCGTTCACGGCGCAGGCCGATCTCACAGGCCGTCGCCCAGCACTATTCGACTTCGGCGAGTCGTTCGGAACGGACATCGCTGTGATCGTGAACCTAGCCATCGTGAGCGTCGGCGGGTTCGCCAACAGCCTCGGCGAGATCACGCTGTGCGAGCTCTCCGACGACCTTCCCGACATCCCTGTGAACGCGACGCCAGGTACCGGCATCGGCGCCGGACAGGGCGACCGCACGTTCTTCGTGCTCACCGACGAAGCGCAGCTTCTCATCGAGCGGCACCTCGCGTACCTGCCGCCGAGCTACTTCGCGCTCGCACAACAGGGTGCGGCAACGCCAGCGCTCGAGGGTGACTTCCTCGTCACGACCGGATCAAAGGACGTACCGACGACCGAGGATCAAACTGGCGTCGTGAGCAACGGCGATCTCATCGAGTTCGCCGATCAGATGGGCACGCTCTACACGGTCGATCAAGTGACGCCCAAGATCATTCGGCTCACGACGGCGTACTCGGGGATCGACACGAACAACACCGGGCTCATGAACACCCCGAACAACAACAGCGTGCACACCAAGGGCAATCTCGGCGACGAGGTCATCAATAAACGGACCGGAGCTCGCGACGTTTCGCTTTCGGGAGCGCCGCCGACCAACACCGAGCTCGCCGGGCCGCTCGCTCAGTTCGTAGCACCGGAAACCGCGTCACCGCCCCCGAACCCGCCTGGAGCACCCGCGACGGTGCCCGTACCGACGTTCCTCTCGGGACTCTTCACGCGAACACTCCAGCTCGCCATGAAGGGCGTGCCCGTCACGCCGGCAACGATCGCTTTTGTTTGAGCTCCACTCCGACTCGGAAGCGATCGGATGCGCCGATCTCGTCGCGCGACTTCAACTCGAGCGCGCCCGAGATCCAGTAGGGCAGACCGCCAACCACTCCATCGGCGGCTGGCAGACGCACGGGTTTCGAATCGGCACGGACTGGCTCGGAGAAGCCATGTGGCGCCGCCTAGAACGCGCGGGCTTCAAGAGCGCTCTCGGTACCTGCTGGGGCACCATACTGCCCCCGGGCGCGGAGTACACGAAGCACCGACACGGCATCGGGCGAGATCTGATAGCGGTGTGGTGCCTCACGAACAGCAAAAGCGCGCTCTACTTCGAGCCGGACGTCGTTGTTCCGGATCGCGCCGGACAGCTAATCGTTTTTCCGCAAAGCCTGTGGCACTGGGTGCTCAAGGTCGACGTCGAGCGTGTGACGATCGCTGCGAACCTCTAGATTGCTCACCACGCTTTCGTAGTAGTGCGAGAGTACAGCTCGTGCCCCTTCGGCAGCTCGCCTTGCGGAAGTGCTTCGTCGACGTGAGGATTGTATCCTTCGACGACATACGTGTTGCCGACGATTGCTCTCGCCTGGTGCCAGAGTTTCTCCGCTGCGTTTCTGACTGCGCAAAGCCCCTCCATGTTGCTCTTGATTTCAACGACGACGGTGCCATCGTCATCAACTTCCACGCGCGCCTCCGGCGAGACGTAATCGTCGTCACGCATCCACGAACCCCCTTCTCCCGCGTTGCCGCCGAACTCGAAGGAAAAACTGTCCAAGAGACGCCACAGTTCATTGCGCTGATTGACGAGGCGCTGGATCTGCTCCTCTAGAGACATGTCCGCGATCGTGCGATCGCTCACGACGCGCCTTGCATCCACGGCTGAGGGAAAAGGTTCGGCCAGCGCTTGACGCACACCCGCTTCCACTTTCGAGCGAGTCGCAGGTACTCGAGATCGGCTGCTTCGTTGTCGCGCTCCTTGAACATCTTCGCGAGCGCGATCGGGTTCGTCGTCCATATGAACGACGTCTCGCAAGCATGGGATAGATACGGGCTCGCGCTCTCGAAGATGCGCTTCCGATCCATACCCTTGGGTTGCTCACCCCCGTGCTCGCTGGCGTGCTTGGCACTTCGACGATCGATGTAGTTGCGATATCGCGCGTAGTTCTCTTCCGCGCACTTGTCTTTGCCTGAGCCTGCCAAACCTGAGATACCTATCAACATTCACCCGGCCCCTTTACACTTCGGACACGTAAAAGAATCGTAGTCGTTCTTCTGTATGATCCCGTTCCCGTCACACTCATCACACGGTTCGCGTGGCGGTACGTACCCGTGATCTTCTCCGAGATCCTCTGGCGGCGTGCCCGGCGTTCCGCCTTGAGACTCACGCCACGCGAGGTACGCGGCGTTCTCTTCGAGCACGGCCTCGGCGACTCCGTCGATGACGAACTTCATACCCCGGTCAGGCTGCACGAGTAGCGAGCCATCGGTGCGAAGGATTGCGATCCCGTTCGGAGCGCCACCGGTGTAGGTCGTTGTGAAGGTGCGTTCGCTTTTGAGCATTTGTTTTTCAACCCCTGAACGGCACATCGAGCAACAGATCCACATCGTCGACTTCGTCGAGATCGCTGAAGTTTGAGATCAAAAGTTGCCGCAACGACTCGATAGCTCCGGCTTTCGTTGTCCCTTCGGCCATCAAACCAGGGGCCGCAAGAGCCTTCGCGCGCCAACGTTCACCACGTCGCATGACTACCACCTGCGTCACGCCTTTCATCGCGGCCTCACCGGCAGCTTGTCGTAGTAGCCCCGTAGTACCAATTCAGCCGCGTCAGTGGACGGGGAAGCCTCTAGCGGCATGAGATTGAAAGCCCCGCGTATCGTGCAGTTCAACCGTTTCGCGTGCAGCACGAGATCGTTGCAATAGTCGCGGATGTTGGCTCCGGGCTCAGCCTTGAGCACGTTCGGATTTTGTTCGAGCTGAACGATCTGATTCGCGTGACGCTCTTCAGTCTCGAGTACTCTAATTTCCGCATCGATTGCCCTTTGCTGATCACGAAGCTGCTCGATCCGATCTCTTCGTGCGCTCACCGCGGCCTCCCGCTGTTCGCGAACTTCTCCTGAGCCTCGATCGCGAGATCGAGACACTCGAGCACGTCTAGGCCGAGATCATCGATCCAGCGGATGGTCGAGAAGACGATGTTGCCGAGCTCTTTCTTGAGCTCGTGATTCCAGCTCTCCTGATCTATCGCAAAGTTCGGCGCTATCGGCGCCCCTCTATCGCGCGCGAGCCGAGCGAGATCGCCAACGCCGACCATCAACCGGACCGTAACCTCGAAGAGCGTGTACCGTCTGTCGCCCCAAATCTGTCGCGCTTGCACCTTGAGGGCCATCATCGAGGCGTGTACCTGATCTCGAACTCCCGTTTGCGTTCGCATGTCGATTTTCATTCCGTTGTAGTTCATCTTGAAATTCTCCTTCTAAAAACACGCGCACCAAACTCGTCCGTACCCCCTTCAAGATGTCCGGTCCGAACAAGCAGTTCGAAAGCAGCCAAGAGCAGTCCGACATCACGGTTCTCGACCGCCCAGTTGTATTTGGCTTTGTTGTGTATATCGAGCCATTGAGCCACCGTGAACCACTCGTCCGTGTGCGGAATGAAAGCCGAGTACAAGAGCCAGTGAGCTTCGTCAGTTACTTTTGATTCGTCACTCATCTCGATGCTCTCCTTCGTGCTTTCTGCTCGGCTTTGAGTTGCACTCGCATACGCTCGTCCGTTCTTTTCAAGCTAGAGATCATTTCGACGTGTTTCTCGATGATCTCGCGCTGCGCGCGGTTCGTCGCCTCGAGCGAGCGGTACGCTTTGAGCACGACGAGCACGAGCGTTGGCTCGACGACGCCTTCGCGCTTCTCGATTTCAGCGAGCATCGCGTCGACCGGGCGGATGACGGGCTCGGGGCGCTTTCGCCGTGGGGCGGCAGCGACGCCGCTCTCGAGCGGGGGTGTCGGCACGGGCATCGTGTCGGGGGCTTTTTCTTCCTCTGTCACCCGGCCATCTTCTTTCGATGTTCGTTGCAGATCGCATACCCCTCGCGTGCGCGTTCAATCATGCGACCGAGTACCGCTTCGACGCTCCCTGTCCGGTACACGCGCTTCGACTTGAAGAGCGGATACGTCTTTCTTGGTGTGACGAGGAGCGCGACCACGCGGATTGCGTCCTCTCCGCATTCGCGCACGCCTGACGACCCGCGCTGAATCGACGAGTACACCTTGACGACATACCGACCGTCTTTGTCGTGTGGGCGCTCGTAGACTTCCTCTCCGCTCGCCGCGGGTAGTAGGTGAAAACCAGCCGCCGCCAACCTTTCACGGATGGCGGCGGCAGGGACATCAACGAATCGGTTCACTTGATCTTCCCCTCGACGAGGAAGAGCTCCTTGCGGGCCCTAGTCACTGCCACGTAGTAGAGATTTTCCTCTTCCGCGCCCGGCCGGCGTCGGTAGGTCGATGCGAGTATCCACACCCGGTCTCGCTCTAGGCCCTTGGCCTTGTGCGTCGTTGATAGCGTGATCCTCGACAGGTCGTCCTTGTCGGCGAACATCGATTCGATGCGTTCGATGACGTCGGCGACTGACGCTGCACCCTCACTAAGCGCCAGAATGCACTCCGCGCGGTCTTCGACCGCCTGGGTGTCGCGGTGCTTCGCAGCGAGACGAGCGCATTCCTTGTCGCGCCAGTCCTCGACGTAGTCACAGAGCGCCTCCACGTTCTTCGCCTTGCTCTTCTTGACGAACGCAGCGAGACTCGCGCCGACGTCGCGACCCTGAATGTTCGCCGGGCGGCCTTCCCTGATGAAGTACATGCAAAGCGAAATCAGCGGCGCATTCGAGCGGCTCAGGATGAAGTCGCCCGCGCGAGCTCCTTGCTTCATTTCCTGAACCGTCGCATCGCTCACCATGCCGTCCTCGGCGTCCGGCGCCCACTCGATCTCCGGAACGACCTCTTTCGCCGTTTGGATGACCGCTTTGCAGCAGCGGTAACACACACTGAGCGGGAGCACGGTCGCGTCGAGTCTCTTCACGACGTTGTCAACGGCGCTCGAGTCCGCACCACGAAAACCGTAGATCGCCTGCCGAGGGTCGCCGACCGCGCAGATACGGCCACCGGGCTTGACCGCGCGCATCGTCATCTCGATCTGAGCCGCGTTCAGGTCCTGGGTCTCGTCGACGAACACGCGATCGAACTGCAATTGCGTGAGCTTCAACACGACCGGGAGCCAGATCATGTCATCGAAGTCGATGCGCCCGTCCTCAGAGACCTCGGTGCACCGAAGCAGGATCTTGAGCACGTCCGCGACGAACGCTGCCCTAGACCCGTTCTTCGCCGACTCGATACCGAAAGCGTCGATGATGGCGTCGATCTCGGCTTCGTCGCTGGCGAGCATCCCCTTGGCGAGCGAGACCGTTTTCGCGAGGTCACGACGAAAGTCGAACGTTTTCGACTCGTCGCCGTGCATGGCGCGCACCATGTCGTCCACTCGCTTGGCGTCGATGCGGAGGCGCCCGAAAGCGCGGGTGATGGTCTTTAGACCGTAGGAATGCAGCGTGGAGACCTCAACACCGCGAGGAGCGCGCTTATCGAGCTCGTTGGCGATGCTCTTATTGAAGGCCACGAAGAGCGTCGTACAGCCCGACGGGATGTGGGTCAGGGCTTCGACGATCGTGGTGGTTTTACCGCTACCGGCGACGGCGCTGACGACAGTGTGGCCCGTTCCAGTGGCAACGTTATTGAAAATCGCGAGCTGATACTTGGTCCAGTTTTTCTTGGTCATGGTGGGATCTCCTTTTCCCGATGTGTAAAAGGTGGACGCCCGGCGCCCACCTTCTATTCACCTGCTATACACCTTTTTTTGGATCAGAACGGGGGAGGGTTCGCGCCCCCACCGCCGGCCGGAGCGCTTCCGCCACCGCCGCCACCGATAGCTCGGAGCCTTGCCTTGAACGTGTTCGCGTCGAGGGGCTTGTTCAGAATGACGGTGCCCGCGCCGGCCATGATTTCGAGCTTGCTAGTTCCCGTCTTCATCGATCCGTCTTTGTCCTTGTAGGACTCTGGAGCCGTCACCCGAACCGGAACCTTCACGTCGAAAATGTCATCGAGCTTGTCGATGTCCTCCGGCCCCTTGCCCTTCCACCCGAGCAAGCGAAGTCGCTCGTAGGAGTACACGGCAGCCGAGTCGCTGAAGTACAGGAACGTCGTCATCTGACCGATGGTTTCGTTTTTGTCCTTCTCGAACAGATCCATGTCGATCGCAATCTGGAGCGTGCCGTTCGGGGTTTCTCCGAGTTGCACCTTCCCCTTGATCGCTTTGCCTTCGTAGTTTCCAGCGTTGATCATGATCTCTCCTTTTACTTTGTTGCCTGTTGCGACGCACTTGCGCGCGTCTCGTCCAATCGAGCAGACACGCGGTTGCGCGCCTCGACGATCATCCCCGGGTTCGCCCTGAGGTACTCCTTCACCATTTCGTCGAGCTTCTTGTCCCCGATCTCGACGAGCATCGAGTCGATCTCTTTACGGAGCTCGACCGCGCGCTCTGCGTCCGCGGATCTCGATTTAGCAAACTCGTCCCACGAGAGAAGGATTCTGTCCGGAAAGAGAGTTGTGCCTCGTGACTTGGCATCGAACGCCGGACAACGGTGCGTGTAGATCCAGCGCGTTCCGTTGGTTACGGCTTTGATGTCGCCGCTCACCTTTTGTTGAGAAACCTCTTCACGCGCAAAAAATACGTAGTCCGACCACTGTCGGATGAGACCAGCGATCCTTTCGCGCATGGCCACTCCAAACCGATCGAACCCGGGCCCGGTCGGGTCGTCGAAGTGTTTCACTTGCATGTGTCCGACTAGAATGATGGTCTTTCCGGAGGTCCACACACGCTCGAGAGCTCCCAGAAGTTCGCGCCAACGTGTGAGCGCGTACGTTTCTCCGCGCCCGTAGCCGCCGTCCCATTTGTCGATCGTCGTTCCGGGAAAGAACTCAGCGTTACCCATGTGCTCGAGATCGCCGACCGCGTCGAGAACGAGACTCTTGCACTTGATCGAGTTTTTTTCGACCGCATCGATCAGCTCGAGGACCTCTGGCCACGTATCCGGTATCACACGCTTGACGTCGTACTCGAGACTGCCCCTGTTCGCGTCGATGAAAAACGGGTCCGGAGCCCCGGCGGCGAAGCGAGTTTTGCCGACGCCGTCACCTCCGTAGATGAGTACTCGCGGCTCGCGTTTCTGTTTACCTTCGGTGATGCGCTTCGGATCGATCATGGGACTCCTTCCAGTTGTTTGATTGACGCCTCGAGCGTCGCTTCCAAGTTGTCCGCCGGCACTACCGGCATCGCGCTCATGAGCTCTTGAGCCGAATCAGCAGAGACGATCGCGTCCACTCTGCCGCCGAGCGAGAACGTGCGCGATGCCGCACCGGTGTCGGGGTTGATCAAAGGGATCCGGAACGTCTGCTCGATTGCGACAACGCCGGTGGGCTTGCCCCAGCGAGCGGCGTAGCCCATGAGCATCGCCTCTTCCTTTGCGCGAACGAACAGATCTTCGGTCTCGAGCGCTTTCTTCGCTGCGTCGATATCTCCACCGGTTCTTCGGAACGCATCGAGCGCCGCGTGAACACTGTGACCAGTGGTGAGCGTCTCAGGTTTCTTGATCGGTCGAATTCTCGCCACGTATCGCAACTGAAACTTACGCGGACATGACCGGTAGGCGCGCATCGCGCTCTGCGTGAGCAAGCTCGCGTCGTCGGTCAGTTTCGTAGCTACGCCTTCCTCAGCGAGTTCTTCATGAACGTCTTCCTCGAATCGAAAGAACAGCGGGTCGTTGATGTCCGCCATGCCGGCGCACACGTTCAAGTAGTCGCACTCGCGGCCCCAGTTCACGCAGGAATCAGGGTTACGAGGGTAGATGTTGAGGCGTCGCGCTTCTCGCATCTGCGTTGCCGTGTTCCAGGTGTCGAACGCCGCTTCGCGCTCGTCAGACTCGAGCCGCACGACGACGCCACGCGCGTAGTACCGGTCCGGGTTCTCGGCGATGGCCTCGAGACACCGGAGGCCGTACTCCTCTGGAGTCTCTGGACGAGACTGAAGTACATAGCCCGCATCAGCGTCGCCGGTCTGACGCCATTTTCCGGCTTTGGTGGTTACGCGCTGACCGCTCGCGTCGAGTACGATCTTGAGACCTTGCTCATCGAGCAGAGCAACGGTTGACGGGAGTTGTCCGGGCTTCCGAAGCACGTCGTAGACGCACCCGTGAGGGTCGTGGCCCATCTTGCGGAGCGCAGGAAGATAGAGCGAGAGCTGAGGGTCGAGGATGGTGCGTTTCCAGAAGGTGGAGCCGGGGCCGAGATCCTCGGAGGTGGTTTTCGTCTCAAGAAGATAGACTTTCACTTTTCCACCGATAACGCTTCCTCAACCGTCATTTTCTTCAGTCGAGCACCCAAACCAGGACTCGACATACCGAGACGCTTCGCCCAGTCTTTTTGGCAAAGAGTAATCCCTCGATGCGTCAACATCTTCGTTCGTCGAGTGTTGCGCTGTTGTTCTGAGGGGGTCGCCCACCTGCAATTGTCTAATGAATACCCAAGTTCATTTTTGATCCGGTCCAGTGTTTTCCCTTCTGGACGCTCCCCCATGTCCGCGAGAAAATTTTCGAACTTGATCCACCTATCGCATACCGTGATTCCACGTTCCGACCAATCTCGCGTATGTCGTTCGTCCGACGATCCACGGACTCGACTCCACATCATCTTCCACGATCGGTACGTTCTCGTGTAGCTCATTCCGTGCGTTAGCGGACGTCCTTTTCTTGTCACTGCACCACCCTCACCTTGAACGGCAGCGCTTCTGTATCCTCGAGCGGCATTCTTCGCCACCAAACTTTTCGATCACCGTCCCATCGGAAACCGGCGTTCTTCACGACGTCTTTCTGTTCGAACGGCGCGAGTGAGTGGCACATGACTTTTGGGCGCATCGCATGGACGATGATCGGTTCGAGCTCGTGCCCGAGCGCTGCGAGCCGAGTCAGAACTCGCGCAAGCGTGTCAACATCGGACATTGCCCGGTGCGCGTGCGCGACACCGAGCCCAAGCGAGAGCGCGAGATGAACGAGTGAACCGCCGCGGGCGCGGCCGGGCCACTTGATATCGTTCTCGCTGCACACCCAGGGTTTGCCGAGATCTGGCGTGAACTGTTTGTCGAAATCGGCGTTGTGAGCGATGACCACTTGCGCCGGTTCAATGATCCAACGCGCCGCGCGCCACACTAGCTCCGGCTCTCGCGCCTCCGGGAGCATCGTCGGCGGGATGTTGTTCGCCTCTTCCGATTCGTTCTTCGCTTCGCCTTTGATGAGGCTAGCGAAACTCGCCACGACTTCGGCGTGTTTGAGGTCGAATAACGCAACGGCAACCTCGATCGTTCGATCGGTAGCCGGACTCAACCCCGTCGTTTCTGTATCCAAGAGCGCGCAATAACGAATCCGCGCGCTCGCGTTGGGAGCGTCGTCCATTCAGTCTCCTTTCTCTCTCTAAACTCTCTGCGCCGAGTGTACTGGGGCGCGTAGCAAGTTGTCAAGCTTGAAACGTTTTGCTAGATATTATCCATGGAAAACGAGACCGACGTCCAGATCGCGACACGTGTCGACCGGGCGCTTTACGCAAAAATCGTAGAGCGACAGAAGGAGGCAAAAAAACTAACCGGTGTCGAACCAAGTGTCAGCGCGATCGTGCGCGTCATGCTCGCGGAAGCCGCCGAGAAGAACGGAAAGAAGCGATGAAAATCTACGTTGCATCGTCCTGGCGCAATCCGTTGCAGCCCACCATCGTGAGCGCGCTTCGAGAGTTCGGTCATGACGTCTACGACTTTCGGCACCCGAAGAAAGACGACGACGGGTTCACCTGGAAACAAGTCGGCGCTCCGACCGCATTCGTCGACAAGGTCGCGCCGGATGTTTGGCGACAGATGCTCGAACATCCGCGCGCTGTCGAGAGCTACGAGGCAGACATCGGTCACGTCCGCTGGTGCGAGGCTATCGTCTACGTGCTCCCATGCGGGCGCTCGGCGTCGTTCGAATTCGGCTACGCGATGGGGCAAGGAAAACAAGGCTACGTGGTTGCGTTCGACGACACCGAACCCGAGCTCATGTTCCGCGAGGCGATCATTCTCACCAACATGGGTGAGCTCGCCGAGGCGCTCGGATGAAGATCACCGAACACGAAATGCTAGTCACGCTTGCGACGATGGCGCTCAAAATGGACGACCTCACCGGGCACGACGTCATCGAGGCGCTTCGCGAGCTCGGGCACGGACACGTGATTGCGGAGGCGCGCGAAGCGAAGGGACCTTCGAAAAAAGAATTGCACGAGATTGCGAGACGATGACCAGCGCCGCTGCCGACCTCCGCCTCACGCGCGCCGATCTCTCCCCCGATCAGCGCCGCGTCTACGAGTCGATGCTCGACTGGGTACGCACACCGAACAGTCCGTTGCTGACCGTAGGAGGCTACGCCGGAGTTGGGAAGAGTTCCCTGCTCGGTCTCTTCGCTCACGAGATGAGCCATCTGCGCGTCGCGTACATCTGCTTCACCGGTCGCGCTTCGAGCGTTCTCGGTCGCAAGCTAAACGGCTCCGGAGTCTCTACTACCAGTCGCATCTGCACGGACGACGACAGCAAGCTCGACGGACACTGGGGACATCTTTTTTACTCGTCAGGCAGCGAGGAAGCCGAGCGTCCGTTCTGTGGAACGATCCATCGACTTCTCTATCGACCGTTCATCGACAGCGTGACCGAGGAGCTCCTCGGTTGGGAAAAACGCATCGAGCTCGATCGGAACTACGATCTCGTGGTGCTGGACGAGGCGAGCATGGTGGACGCCCGCATTGTCGCGGACATCCAACAGCACGGTGTTCGGATCCTCGCTGTCGGCGACCACGGACAGCTTCCGCCGGTGATGAGCGAAGGCTCACTCGTCACGCGCCCGATGTTGCGCCTTGAGAAGATTCATCGACAAGCCGAGGGCAGCCCAATCATTCAGCTCTCGCGCGTACTACGCGAAGAGGGACGGTTAGCTAGAGAGCTTGCAGACGGAGACCAACTTCGGTTCGGCAATACTCGCGACATGACGCATCCAAGGCTTGCCGAGATGTTGACGGAGAACAAACTCGGCGCCGCCGTCTTGTGCTGGCGCAACGCCACTCGGGTGCACGTGAACCGAACCGTTCGAGGGCATCTGGGTTTCGCTGGCAAGCCACCGCAAACCGGCGAGCCGCTCATCGCGCTCCGGAACTACCCTCCGATCTACAACGGGATGCGCGGACTTCTCACCGAGGAAGCTACCTCACCGTACAAGGAGGAGTGGTGGCTCATGCGCGCGAAGATCGAATTTCCAGACGAGGGTCTACCAGAGACGGAGCACGAAATCTGTCGCGATCAGTTTCGCCGAGCTAAGCCGTTCGCGTCGGTCGACGAGTTGAAGGCGGCTGGGATCGACGTCCACACGATGGGAAACGCGGGTCGACTTTTCGATTTCGGCTACGCGATGACGATTCACAAGAGCCAGGGAAGCCAGTTCAAACACGCGGTCGTCGTCGTGGACTGGCGACAGGATTACTCGAACGAGAATACGAGACGTCTTGCGTACACTGCAATCACGCGCGCCTCTGAGCGTCTGACCTGCCTGGTTTAACATGTCCACCCTCCCCCTCTTCGATCGCGTCCCCCTCTTCTCGGCCCCGTCGCCGAAGCTCCGCCCCTACCAATCCAAAGCGATCCAAACCCTCCGAGAACGCGTACGCGACGGCAAGCGCCGCATCCTGCTCGTGGCTCCCACCGGAGGTGGAAAGATGACAATGATCGCGAGCGTCATCCGAACCTCGTCGGTTCCGGTACTCTTCGTCGCGCACCGTATGGAGCTCATCGACCAATGCGTCGAAGAGCTCCACAGAGTCGGGATTACGAACGTCGGCGTCATCCGTTCCGACGATGCGCGCACGAACCCGAGCGCCACCGTACAGGTCGCGTCGATCCAAACGCTCGCGCGCCGCTACAAGCCCCCCGCGGGCATCGTACTCATCGACGAGGCGCACCGCGCCGTGAGTGACAGCTACCTCGCACTTCTCGAACACTACAAGCAGTCGATCATTCTTGGGTTCACTGCTACCCCAACGCGCTACGACGGTCGCCCGCTCGGAGATCTCTTCGAATGCCTGGAGGTCGTCTGCACCTACGAGACGCTCATCAAAGACGGATTCATCGTGGCGCCGTATTGCTACAGCGGTCCGACCGAGATCGATCTCTCCGGTGTTCGACTCGTCGGCGGCGACTACGACGAAGAGGTACTCGGCGACATGATGCGCGACCAGTCGCTCGTGGGTGGACTCCTCGAGCATTGGGAAAAACTCGCTCATATGTACCCAAGAGAAAAAGGAGCCAACGGACTCGTCGAGGGCCCCCGTCGCAGAACTTTCATTTTCGCGGTGAGCATTCAGCACTCGATAGACATCTGCGACAGGTTTTGGAAGGCAGGGGTTCGCATCGCGCACTTAGACGCGAACACCACAGAGACCGAGCGTCGTCGCGTTGTGCGGGCTCTCGGAACCGGAGATCTCGACGCGATTACCAACGTGGGGATCTTGCTCGAGGGTGTCGATGTCCCCAGCGCGAAATGTGTCGTGCACGCGAGACCGACACAGTCACTCGTTCTCTGGCGACAGTCGGGGGGCCGCATTTTTCGTCCATGGCACCCGGGTTGCCGGCCAGGTTGCACCGAACACCCGAGCGTTCCGCCACTCCTTCTCGATCACGCCGGCAACATTCCGCGACTCGGGTTCCCTCACGAAGATCTCTACTGGGAGCTTCACGCTCGCGGACGCCCGATTGAAAAGAAGACGCCTACTCGTATCTGCAAGGGATGCTTCGCCTACCTGCCGGTGTACAAGCGACTCTGCTCGTACTGCGGGCTCGAGGCGCCGCCACCGGATCCGTCTGAAGATCTTCCGAGAGAGAGCGAAGACCAACTGCGACAGCTCGCTTCTTCACCCGAAGAGATGCGCCGCATGTACTTCAACATGATGGTGCAGAAGGCTCGACTGAAAGGCTACAAGCCCGGATTCGCGAGCGCAAAATACAAAGGCCGATACGGAACGTGGCCGCCGTGGGCGTGGAGCGAAGAAGTAAAGGCGTCGTTCGCGAGCGACCCGGAGTGGCAAGCGAACTTCGAGGCGCATCTAAAACTTCGAGCCAAGATCGACGCGATCAAGGCTGCGAGAGAGAAAGCAAAAACCGAAATCGATGTCGGTTATTCCCCCATGGATCATTTGAATGACGAAGACGACATCGATTTCTGAGATCGAAGCTCTCCAGGATCGCCGTCACTTCATGGCGCTCCCGCTCGATACCAGGATACGCAACACGTGTCCCGGGTGCGGGTGCCGGCTCATCGACGACGACTACGGTCGTGCGATCGAGTTCGTGCTTGGACCCAAGAAGAGGGGGCAGTGTCGGAAGTGCGGGTGGGTGGGAACGAAGTGAGCCTCGAGTCCCAACTTCAAACCGAGCTCCTTCTCGCCGCGCCGGCCCGCTTGCCAGCGTTGCGTCTTTTTCGGAGGAACGTCGGCGCCGCCCGAATGCACGGAGACGTTGTGGTGCGGTTCGCGATCCCGGGACAGTGCGACCTATACGGCATCACGCGCGGCGGTCGTCACATCGAGGTGGAGCTCAAGTCACTGAAGAAGCCGCTGTCGCCCGAACAGAGGGCGTGGGCGGCGTGGTGCAAAGAATGGGACGTGCCCCACGCTGTACTTCGGTCGGAGAAGGGCGAGACGGTTGAGCAAACCGTCTCGAGGTGGTGCGAGGAACTCAAAACTCTTCTAGCTTCGGTGCCGGACGTTTTTGACGTTCCTCGAACCACTTTGTGAAACCGTCACCAAGACGAACGCAGTGGACACAGGACTGCCGTAGCGTATCCATTTGGCCAGCATCGAGCGCGTAAGCAGTAGCTAACACCCAAGACAACTGCCCGACCTGTTCTCCTGTCTCCAAAAATCTCAGTCTCTCGGAGGGGGTTGGGTTTCCCCCCACATATTCTCGGTACAGACCAATCTGTCGAAGCAGATCCCCGATACCGATCGGGTTGATTTTTACTTCAACGACCACGATTCCCCTGGCAAGAGAACGTGTCGCCCATCCGTGTTCGTCTTTTGGCACGGTTGCATTCTCTTCCCATTCGATCATCAGATCCAAAAACCCAATCGTTGATCGGTATCGTCCTTCACCCTTTGAGATCACCACCTCGGATTTGGAAACTGTGGAAACATCACCCTTGAATGTGGTGGCAAACCGAACCAGACGCTGGCTCTGTATAGGTTCGGCGAGGTACTCACAGGCGAGATCGTGAAGCGGTTCTCGCTTGTCTGGGTCGCCAAAGCTCAGGCTCGCTAGCAGAGTTCGGTCGTGAGAGTGAGTCATTTTTTACTATTTTTGAAGTGGGGGTAGAGGGGGAGGGGTTGGGTTTTGCCTAGGAGGCGTTTTGGAAAACGCACCAAGACACTACGCTCGAGATCTGTGGCGTTCTTGATGAGACGAAGAAAATAGAGATCTGTTTCAAAAAGTGAAATGACTGCTATAGGCAACCCCCACTACCCCCATCTACCCCAACTAAAGTAATACTGTAACTGCGTCTAAGTAGTTGAATTTACTATATCCGGATTTGCTGTCGACGCAATGCGCCATCTCATGATCCCTCCCCCTCCAGTTTTCGAGGTCAATCTCAGGCCACCGATGACGCGCCCTTTGAAGGACGCCAGGCGCCTTCCAAACTCGACCGGGTCGGGAGCCGTGTTCCGACCGTCCTGCTTGAGCCCACGACGCCCCACGAGCGATTCGATGGCGTCTCGCAGGTCTTCTAACCCGTCCTCTTGCATGTTCCCTTGTGCGTCGCGTTTGCGCTCGCACTTGTACAGCAACTCGATCACAGAGCTGATTCGAAAGTCCTCTTCACCAAGAATCTGTTGAAGCCTCGTGAGTATGCACCGAATGCTTCTAAGTTCGTTGTCGACTTCTTCCTCCGACTCGGGACGAGCACCCATCGGATCAGCGCCACCGGCGAACACGATCGCTTGCGGAACGAGTCGACTCCACTCTTCGAAGCTGCCCCAGCGGGCGCAACCCATGTTTGGAAACCCAGCTCGGACGTACGCGCGAAGAAGAAGCAACGCAGCCGACACGAGACGGGGGCGCTGGGTTCGTACCCACTCAAGAAGATCGTCGTGTTTGAACTTCGTTCTGTGCTCCGGGTTTTCCTCGGTAGGTTCGAGTCTAGCCATGAGAACTCGGCGACCAGTGTCTCCGTAGAGGCTCATGTTGTTGCCGGTCGCCATGAGAAGCGCTCGCCAAGGGAGTGTGAGCACCTTCGTTGCGCCGAGTACCCGCAGATCTACTTCGTCTCGAGCGGTGATTACTCGATCGATGGGACCACCACCGAATGGGCGCATCGCTGGAACGTTGTCGAGGCAGATGAACGTCGAACCCTTAAGCGCGTACCCAGCGAGGATCTTCTCGAGCTCGACCTCGTCGATCGTGTAGTTCATGCGTGGCGCCCCGCGCCCAGTCGTCACGGTCGCGATAGCGTCGGTCTGGAGCGTCTTTCCGGAACCGCGAGTGGATGCGTCAAACAAGAACGCAGGGATCGATCCCAAGATCGCCGGGCGCGCCAACAGAGTGAGAATAGCGGCAACCGGAACGGATCGGTGCGCCGGACTCACATAGGGAAAGTCCGCGAACACTTCACTCAGAAATTCGAACGCCCATCGCGCGTTCTCCTGGGTCGCGTTGCTGTCGACGACCTCAGGGAACTTCTCACTCGGCATGTACAAGTAGTGGGTGAGCGGGTCGTACCCATGTGTCTGCACGATCATACCGTCGGGTCGCATCGTCGGAGTCTCTACGACGCCGACGATCGACCGGATTCCATTCCACTGTTTTCTTTTGTGCACGGCGCTCACTATTTCGTCCGTAGGCAGGATTCGCACGTACTCCTGACGCTTCTCGACCCATTTTTGAAAAATGGCGGCAGCGGTCAAGCGCTCGCGCGTTGTGGGCATTTCGAGTTCGCAGATTTGCGGGCTTCCTTCGACGAGCTGCCGATGAACTTTTCCGTCGTCTCCCATGACGATGGCGGAGGCGTTACTTTGCTCGCGTGAGACGCGCGTCACGTACACGAGCTTCTTCTCGCGTTGGTAGAGATTCTCGTCGGCTTGTAGGGCGCGAATCGCTTCGTCGACGTTGAGGTGGAGCTCGGTGGTAACTTTGATGATCGGTCGCCCTTGCGAACTCGGTGCTAGTTGCCATGGGTCGCTCGGTGGGGCCGATGCTGTCTCGACCGCCGCATCATGCGTAGCCTCCGGCGGGGGGGAGCCGGGGGGCGCCGACGGGGCCGGGTCGGCGAGCACCATCGGCGTTCGAACCTCACCGCTCTCTCGTACTGTTCTTTCTGCGCTCGAGAGTGTTTTGCGGGATTCGTTTTCAGGGAGGCCGGCGGATCTGGCTGCGCGGAGTAGCTCGTCGTGAACCCACTGCCACTTGTGGGAGAGATGCATCCCGCCGCAGTACCTGAAAAGGTTACACGCGCTTTTGAAGAGCGTGTTGTTTCGCATTCCCTGGCCGCAGGCGGCGAGCGACCTTGCTTCGTTCGTGACAGCTACTTCGAGGTAACGCTCGAATCGGTTTCGTATGTGTCCAGGTTTGTTGATCTGAGCAGGCGTGTACTTCTCGACGGACTTGGGTGCCTCGAGCTTTTTTAGTAGCTGCATCGCCCACTGCGGCGGCAGTGGCGTGACGGTGCCGACGACGGTCCACGTGTAGCGTTTACCGTTTGCGTGGAGACTGGGAGCGACAACGACCTGGCCGCCTTCGACCTTGATGTCGACGCCAGGCTCTCCACCGAGTCCGGTGACGTTTCCGAGGCGGTCCGTATCGATCTCCGGCGGAGCACTGTAAAAGAGTCGATGACCTCGTCCTGAGTCGCAACGCGGTGTTTCCGGAAGAGCCCCCAGCTCTTCCTCGAGTCTTGCGAATCGTTCTGCGTCGTCGATGTCGACGGCGATGAGGTACTCGTTGCTGTTTGGTTGCTTGCCGAGCACGACACCGATGTTCGGAGTGAACTTCAGGCGAGCGAGTTGGTTTCTGAATTCATCGAAGGAAATATCCCGCTGCTTTTGCCAATTCGACTGGATCGGATGTTTGCCGGTGGACGAAGACCCGCTCGCTGTGACGTCGTGAACCTTGCCGCAGGTGCATCCGCCGTTTTCGGTGGGAGCATGGATGAGGATCGGTCTAAGCCCGGAGGTCCAGTAAACTTCGACTGCGGCCTCGACGGACTCGACTGTGAGCAGCGAGTCAGGGAGCGAGATGTGAACCGGCGCCGCGTCGTTCATCATGTTTTGAAGATCGGGTCGAAGATCGAGAGCTGCCTCGGATCGATTTTGTCACGCGCGTCGTAGTCATGCTGACGCAGGATCGTCTCGTACTTCAAAATAAGCGGCGCGGCTTTCGCTGAGCGCGCCCGGTTCAGGTCGCGCAGCAGTTGAAGCGATTTTTGTAGCCGCACGTTGTTCATTGGCTCACGTTGTTGCCAGACGCCGAGGGGGAACCGATGCTAGGCGACGGTGCGGGTCTTCGTCAAGAAAACTTGTGCCACTTGTTAACATCTGTTATCTTCTCGAAAAATGGCTACGGAAAACGACAGCGACATCATGATCGCCACCCGCGTCAATAGGTCGCTCTACGTCAAAATCCAAAGACGTCGCCGTGAGATAAAGCGACTCACGGGTATCGAGCCCAGTGTTAGCGCTATCGTGCGCGCAATGATCGAGGAGGCGACACTCGAGGACAAACCGGTCCGGCGTCGTCATCATCGGGCGGCATGATGAGAAAAAAGCAGATCGTCTACTTTGTTCAACGCGGAGCGAGCGGGCCGATCAAAATCGGAACCACCACAGGTAACCTTCGCGCTCGATTAATGGCGCTTCAGATCAGTTCCCCCGATCCGTTGTACCTGATCGGACACATACGGGGACTGGAGACTGATATCCATATCAGGTTTCGTGCGCACCACATTTCCGGAGAGTGGTTCGATCCCCACGAAGATATTTTTTCGTTCGTTCGCCTGAACCGGTTGCCTCCTCCTAATAATTATGACGCCGTTCTGCCCGTGGCTGTGCATGCCCTCCCGGGCAAACTTCGAAACGCTATCGAACTAGAGCGGCGACGAATGAGCCGAGTCGCTGGCGCCGAAGTAAAAACGAGCGCCGTCATTCGCGCGATTCTCGAAGAGAAGCTCAACAGAAAACGCGCTACCACCTCGGGTCGTCGCGCAGCGTGAAGAAACGGAAGCGAGTGGTCGTCCGACGGGTGACGGTAGGCACGTGAGCTACGACTCCGAAGAACTCCAGATCGGCATCCTCGAGACGTTCGCGAGTGCCGCGGCTCTCAGCCGGTACAAGGCTGACTTCGGGGAGCTTCCGGCCCGCACCCGGAAGTCGAAAGCGCGCGCCAGATCGCTCGGCCCCGGCATCAACACCCAAGAGTCCTGGAAGAAGATGGTCGCTGCCAGGATCAAGAGAGGGCACGTGTGCTGCCCTCACTGCGGCGCTATCGCGCCTTCGCACCGCTGCCCCGTCTACATCGTAAGGGTCTCGACGTGACGACCCTCTCGAGGCGCGATCTCTGGAAGCTCCGCGTGTACTACGCCAAGCAAGTGCTCCTCTGCCGCGGCTGGGTGTACTGGGAGCTCTTCGTGTACACGATGCGCCGATCGCCCGGCGTGGTCTCAATGCCAGGTTTCTGCGGCGCGTGTTCCGCCGGCAAGCACGAGGATTGTTCCGGTTGGTGTTTCTGCAACTGCGAATTTAACCGTTGAGGGAGTAGAACATGAAGAGCATCGTTCAAGACTGGGCCTGCAAACTCGGACTTCGTCACCAGGGCGTCTTGATGACGGCGATCCGCGGGTGCGACGGGCTCGAGAAGAATCACATCTCCAAGCGCGTCGCGCGACAGCTTCGAGCCGACGTTCTGAATTCGCACGTCGGCGATCCTCGGAAGTCTCGGTCGTTCATCCAAGTGTTCGACGAGGGCGTCTTCACCGACATGGTCGAGGAGCTCACGAGCGAGCTCGACATCTATCCGCTTCACTACATCTTCCACCTAGCGCACGCGGCTGAGGTGATCGGTTACAAGCACCCCGACATCAACACGAGCGCGCGTTGGCGGATCCTCTACTTTCGAATCTGCAAGCGGCTGCATGTGAACCCCGAGACAGAAGCGCAGCTCGATGAACGATTGAACGCCGACGAAGAGACCTTCGCTTCGGACGGGAACAACGTGAACGATCTCATTCCGAATTGAAAGGAAGCCACATGATTCAGGTTTATTGCGCCCACCCGCTCACCGCCCTCACTCGCGAGGGCATCGAAGAGAATCGCGCTCGCGCGAAGAAGTGGGCCGCGTGGCTCTGGCGGCAAGGCTTCTCGGTCGAGTGTTCGTGGATCGTCTGCACCGAACTACTCGAGGAGACCCTCGAGAACCGCGAGCTCGGTCTTCGCTCCGACTGTGAGCAGGTCCGCCGCTGCGACGTCATGGTCCTTTGCGGCCCGCGCATCTCGGGCGGCATGCTCCGCGAGGCCGGCGCGGCGAAGCTCATCGTCGACTTCACGCATCTCGGGCTGTCGCTTCCGAGCGAAGATCTCGAGTGGTGCGACGGCATGCCTGCCACGCTCGCCCACGTCGAAGAGATGGCCGCGGCGGCCCAGCAGAGCGATCAGCGCGCCGCCGAATAGGCTTGCGTTCGCTTGTAGCTCTTTGTTACTCTGCGTAGCACATGACGTCGAAGAAGAAACCGAAGCAGGATGACTTCAGCGTCCCGCGCATGCTTCGGATGAGCAAAGACTTGGAAGCCCGCATTCGCGCGTACCAGACGGAGCTACGCGACAAGTACGGGATCGAGACCAATTTCTCGTCGACCGTGCGCACACTCATCGAGCAAGGGCTCAAGGCGCAGCGATGACCAAGGAGCAAGCCATCGAGAGAGCCGCAGGTCTCGCTCCGGAGGAATTCTCGCGCGTGTTGTCCGGTTGCGGGTTCTCTATCGTGCCGAAAGAGGATGCCGAACAGCTCGTGCGTGTTCGTCGTAAAACCGGCGGGACACATCTGGTTTCACCGGGACAGTGGCAGGTCAATGCCGCCGGACAGTGGGTGAGCCTTTGCGCGGGACGTAGCAGAGACGAATCTCCGGGCATGTTTTCTCCGGGCAAAGCGCGCGAGATCGCTATGGCGCTCATTGAGTTCGCCGCGCAAGCGGAGCGCGCCCGATGACCCCCCGCGCGTCAGTCGGCGCCGTTCTCGCGTCCGCCCTTCGTAAGGTCGTGGGAAACCACCTCTCGCGTAGTGGTCTCGGACACGTCTGGAAGGACGATTTCACATGGCTCGAACTCGCGCGAGAAATTGACGCGGCTCTGCGCGGTCATCTGGTGCTTGTCGACAAGAAGATCTACGACGAGCTCGTCGCCGACGCGACGCAGATGCGTTACGCCCGCAAGTGCATCGAGGAGTACAAGGCGCGGCTCCCGCCGGAGAAGAAGAAAGACGGGGTGAAGAGCCCTTACGTGCGATGGGCGCTCGAACACATGCCGCCGAAGGAAGGGACGTGATGGCAACGCGAAAGACAGATCCCGACGATGTCCCGCGCCCGCCGTGCGCTTGTGGTGCTCCGGCAACTTGTCAGGTGAAGCTCGAGGTGCGCCGTCTCTCACTCGAGCGCGACCCGGGCGCGCACACCCGAGCTTACTGGGCGCCATCGTACAAACACACGACGCATTTGGTCGAAACCGACTCTTGCGACGATTGCATCAAGCGGAACGTGCGCGTCACGGTCGCCATCCAAGCGAATCTCGCACAGGCGCCGAAGGAGGGCTCGTGAGTAAGAAGGATCAGATTCGCATCGGCCAAGAGGTCGGCCCGAACACGAGGCTCGTCGAGCGCCGTAAGAACGGTCGCACGAGCATCGGTACGCTCACGCCAATGAAAGACGGGCAGTCGCTTCTCACCGGCGCAGAGATCGTGAAGGTCGCCCTCGACGAAGACGACGAGTGGCACGACGTCGAGACGATCTACGCGCCTGAGCCGGCGCTTAGCGGGCCGCCGCAGGTCGCGACGCCCGCGTACAAGAAGGGCTACGACCGGATTTTTGGAAAGCAGAAGGTGGGGCTCGCGTGAGGTTCTTGCCGGAAGGTCGAACGTCGATGAAGTCACGCTATCGCTACGCGCTTCGGACTCTCACAAGTCCACCACAGCGCCTCACGCTTGAGGCCGGACCGTTTGATGCCTCAGAGGCAATGGATTTCGGAGAAGCGGAAGCGAATAAACAGACCGTGCTCACCGGGCGCGAGTGGGTGTACGACTACCAGAGGATTGTCGAGGCTCAACCGGGGTCGCCGCGCGTTTCGTTGCTCATGCCTGAGTACGTCATGCGTTTGTTGGCGGTCGTGATCTTCGTGTTGACAGCGATCATGATTTTCGAACGTTGCACGTGAAAGGATCGAAGTAAAAATGGCTACTAGAGACGCAAAAGAAAAAGAGCTGTGGGCCGCGTTCGCGGTGGCGGCGATGCAGTCGTACAGCCCCGATGTCGCCGACGCCGACGACATGGATGAAGTGATCGACGGCATGGTCGAGGTCGCGTCGACGTTCGCCGACTCGATGCTCGACGCCATGGACGCGCGGTACACCGAGAAGGGGCGCCGGGGCGCCAAGCGTCGTCGCGCGAGTGACGCGGACGATGATGACGACGAGGACGACTAGATGGCGAACTTGAAAGAAGAGAAGCGCCAGAAGGCGAAAAAGCTCATCGAGCTCGCGTTTGACAACCCCGACAGCGAAGAGGGTGACAACTCGGCGTGGCGTGCGCTTCGCATCATACGGAAGTACAAGCTGCTCGACACGCCCCCGCTCGACGGCATTCTCGAGAACGAAACCGTGCGCGCGGTGAAGAACGTCGCCGACGTGGTCACCAATCCTGAGTTCGTTGGCAATTTGAAGAGTCTCGGGCAAACGCTCGGGGGGCTCGCAGCGGCAGCCAAGGCGCGGAGACGACGGTGACAGGCTCCGGCGACTTCTCGATCGGCAGCAAAGTCTGGCCGGGCACCTCGAAGCTTCTCGAAGAGATGGGCGAGCTTCAACAGGTGTTAGGCAAGCTCATCGCCGTCGCGGGGAGCACCGAGCACTGGGATGGCGACCTCAAGCCGAAGCTCATCGAAGAGCTCGGCGATGTGAGCGGAGCGCTTGCGTTTTTTATGGAAAAGAACCTCACCGACGAAGAATCAGGGGCGATGCTCGATCGGGGCAAGAAAAAGCTAGAACTTTTTCGAGAGTGGCACGCGGAGAATGCGCGTCCTGTTGAAGAGTTTCGCCGCGTCGCGCGGTGCGCAAGGATAAGTCCGATGGGGAATCGGTGCGATAGACAGAAGGGGCACTTCGGTCCGTGTCGCACGAGCGGGAGTCATGTTGAAGAATGGGCGCAACCGATGACAGAAGAGGAGAAACGCGAGTGGCAAGAGAAACGCCGTCTATGAGACCTACCTGGCCCGAGACGTGGATGGCGATCGCGCGTGTCATCGCTGAGCGATCCTACGACCCTCGTCTCAAGGTCGGCGCGATCATCGTCACGAGCGACAACACGCAGATGCTCTCGGGTGGCTACAACGGTAACTACGCCGGTGGTCCCCACGAGCACGAATCGCCCGAGCCGGGACTTTCGGGTTTCATTCATGCCGAGGTGAACGCGCTCGTGAAGCTCGACTTCAACAACCCCAAAGAGAAGCACCTGTACCTTACGCACTCGCCGTGCCGGATGTGCGCGAAGCTCATCATCAACGCGGGGGTGAAGAAGGTCGTGTACGAGGTGGCGTATCGAGATCCGAGCGGCGTGAAGCTCTTGCAGGGTGTGGGAGTTCAGGCGCACACGCTCGAGGACGCTGTTCGTGCGGCGCGTGACAAACAGGCGTATGATGCGGGCTTCAAGTGAAAATCCACCGCTCCACCGGCTACATCCACATCGACCTCACGGGTCCAGAGGCCGCGGTGCTCCTCGAAGAACTCGAGAACGTACGCGGCGGATCGAAGCTTCCGAAGGTGCGGCAGGTGTGCGAGGAGCTCAAGGGGTCACTAGGGCTCAACGCTTTGATGGCCGTGTCGGAGACGCAGAGGCGGAAATACGCTCCAAGGAAGACGTTATCGCTCGTCGTCAATGACGCGCCACGTGCCGATCACGCTCAACACGAAAAACACGTGAGCCACGATCGCGGAAGTAACAGCGACGCGAGTGTGCGGAACGCCGACGATAACCCACGTGAATGCGAGAATGCACCCCTGAACGACCACTAGCCCTGTCAAACCAGTGATGTGGACCTTTCGAGCGTTCACGAGTCGTCTCCGTTGAACAGCAAGACCTGCGCCGCCTGCGCGCAGGCATCCTGAAGCGATTCGCCCTGAAAGAACCCCTTCACTTCGTAGTTGGTGTTTGCACCCTCGGTCATCGTGATTTCGCGTCTACCTGCGACGTTGACGCCCGTCTCGATGGATCGGGCGCCGGCCTCGCGCGCAAGAAGCCACCGGTCGAGCGCTTCGAAGATCCGCACAGCACCCTCGCCCTCGGCTTGGCGTATCTCGGCTTCCCGAGATTCGACCTGCGCGTGTACAGGCACGATGGTGACCGTTTTCATGCGGAAGATGAGCTTACACGCGAGATCGAGGTAGGCGCTCTCAGGGTTCGCTCGAACGTATAGCTCATCGATCTCGTTGATGGTGTCGCGGAGCGCTTCGGCGAGCTCGTGAATCACGTCCTCGGACGTCATGGGAGCGGGGCGAGGGGGCGAGGAGTGTTTCGAGCGGGTAAGCGGGGCGTCGTTCACGGATGGTTTCCTTTCTTGATTGTTCATGCGTCCGGGTCGTTGTCTGCGTTGAGCGGCGACCCGTCCTCGTCGGTGTTGTCGTGTGTGTCCTGCGTAGGCGTAACTCTCGCTCGTTGTCGGCACCGCTGGAGCTCGATGAAACGATCTTGCACCGCTGACGGCGATCGTCCGAGCTCTTCCGCGGCCCGGTAACGCGGTGCCGTACGCCACGAGCCGCACCACCACACGCGGCCGGTTGAGGCGTATATTTCGAGGAGCTTGCGCTCTTCGCCGGGGGTCCAGCGCTCGCGGTTGCGAGGGAAGTGGAAGGGGGTGTTCGACGATTTCATGAGCGAGAAAAGTGTCCTTTGGTTTGCTCGGCTGTGCGCAGCGATGCGTAGCCCGGCGGCGCGCCGATTCGGGTGGCTTTGCTGAGCGCTGCTTTGCTGAGCGGTGCGTGGCGCTGCGGTGCCGAGACTTGCCGAGCATTGCTCGTCCTTGCAATGCGATGTTGCGCCATGCTGAGCACCGTACCGCTCAGCGGAGTTCTGTTTGAGGTTGGGCGACGCACGTTCGAAAAACGGTCCTTTGATTTGGTGTGCGGGGCAAGTCAGTGCTCGGCGGCGTCGTGCTCGGGCGCGCTGGGCCGAGCGCCGCGATGCGCCGCCCCGCGGGGCCGTGCTGTGCCGTTAGTTGTTAGGCTACCTTCCGCTTCATGGCGGCCGTCCCGTCGACGCAATCCCACGCGACGACGTGGAACAGACCGAATGGTCCGCGCTTCTCGGGGCGAAAGGCGCCGATACCGAGTTGTTCTCCGGCCTCAGTGAGGAGCTGTCTCACGAACGCCGGATCCATGAGGTTCTCGTTGATGCGAATCGTGCACTTCAACGTCCAGCGTTCGATGCGTGGACGGTGAGCGAGCAGTGCGCCCTTCGTGCTCGGATTGACGACCCGGCGACTGTCCACTTCGTAGGTCGTGATGCGCGTTTTCCGGTCTTCGTTGTAGAGCGGCGCAAGCTCGTCGAGGACGAGTACCGCGGCCGGCACGCGATACTTCATCGACTTGCGGGTGCCCTTCTCCTTGTGGTTGCCGCCGGCTTCGACGATCGCGCGTTGTACACCGGTGCCAGGGAACACGAGTGGGGAGTCGAGCTTCCCGTTCTCGCGGTAGCAGCTCTTCTCGGCGATCTCTCGCGGAGTAAGCTGCTTGACGGCTGTGATAGACGGTCGAGTATTGGGGCCGCTACCGCCGGGTACGTTTTCGGCCGCTTCTGTTCCGAACGCCGCCATGAGTAGCGGCATCGTTCCTTCGATCCAAGTTTCTGTGTATTGAAAAGACACGATTGAGTTCTCCTTGTGAAAAAGTGAGCTTTGATTCGGTTTGCGTGGCGGAGGCGCGCCCTGCTCGGCGCCGCTCGGCGCTGCGCTGCCGGGGGTTGCAGCGCTTAGTTTTGCGAAGTTTTTAGGCAAACCTCTCTTTCCCGACGATCGTTTGCACGAGGGCGCAAACGGTGCCTACGAGCAGGCCGCCGATGTGGGCTCCGAAGCTGATACTGCCGCCGGTGCCGGCGAGCGCGTACCAGACGTTGATGGCGCCGAACGCGAGGGCGAATCCGACGAGTCGACGGTTGATCGAGACAGAGAATGCGATAAGCCCGAAAATCGACCCGCTGGCGCCCACCAAGGCTTCGGTCGCCGTCGGGTCGACCGCGCCATGCAAGAGGCCCCCGGCGACCGCCGCGAGGGCGTAGAGGCAGAGGAGCCGGGCGCCCCCGATGGCCCTTTCGACCACGGTCCCGAAAACGGCCAGAAAGGCCATGTTACAGCCCAGATGAACGAGGGTCCGAGGGTCGTGCAGAAAGCTGTAGGTGAGGAGCGTGCCCAGGCCCGGATGGGCTGGAACTAGGCCGAATTTCTCGCAGACCGGCATCCCGCCGCTCGAGAGCTCGAGGGCGTAAACGGCCGCGTTCAGTGCCACGAGAAGGAGGGTCACGAGGGGCATATGGGGTAGACGCGGGGTGCGGTTAGGTTATTCAATGGGGGTCGGTTGAATATACATTAGCGAGGCTCGTCTGACTAGCCATGACCGTCAATGAAATCCAAACCCGCTACTACGCGCTCGCACTTCGGAACCCTGTTCTCGAGCAGCGAAAACGCACCCCGGCCGATCCGACCGGTTACATCAGCCGCCACGACTATGCGTGGCATTCACCGTTTGACGGCTTCGAAAGTGCTCTCGTTCTGGGCATCCGAAGCCTCGCCGCGTACGCAGCTGCCCACGAGGCGCGCTACGACTCGAAGATCGCCGAAGACGGTGTACTCGGAAAGGAGTGGGAAGCGGCCCTTCGCGGCTTCCGAGGGCTCTTGAACGGCGAGCTCGGACGGCTCGACGGGGGCTTCCTCGACGGCGCGATTTGTAATCTGTACCGCGAGGCGGGGTTCGAGGGGGAACTGTGACCTTCACAGGAGAACCAATGCCCAAACGCCCAAACGGTCGCTATTCGGGCGTCGAACCAACCGGCACCCCCGCGGCGGTCGACCGGGCGCTCAAGAAGAACTCGAGGGACGACATGCGTGGCTACGACACGGACGCTCACGCCATCGCGAAGGTGCTCGTTCGCCACTACGGTGACGAGGCCGATGCGGTGCTCAAGCGCACGTTGGAGCTCCTCGGGGACGCTCGGAGGACGAAGCGATGAGAGCCGAAATCAACGTAGCCTCCTTGCGCAATCCTCAAACCAAGGCGGAAGCCGTGGCATTCGTGTCGGCAGTGCTGCGGAGCTCGTTCGCGTTGCTCTCGCCGGACTTTCAATTGGCGATGGATCTGAGCGAGCGTTTCGACGTCCGAGCGCGAGACCTGCTCGAGTACCGCAAGATGCTGGCGAAAAACTCATGATGAACTTATTTCCTACCGGGCTCGCCAAGACGATCAAAGCGCTCAACATCGCCGTCGCACGCGAACACACCAAGACGGCCGTTCGTGATCTCGCCCACAAATTGACGGGTGATAAACCGCTCCGTCGAGACAAGTTGAACGCGATCATCGACGAACTGCATCGCCGGTGCGTGTACGCGCCCGATCCCATCCACGGGGAGATGATACGGGCGATATTGCCGGACGAAGCGGCGTCTGCCGACCTGCGCAAACCAATGGACGCGGACGAAGCTTGTTACTTCGTTATGGTGCTCGCTGCGAGCGCCGGCATTGAATGTCGCTTCGTTCTGGCGCGTTACGGCCGGTGCAGTTGGACGTGCTTCGTTGCGTACGAGAACGAGGAGGGGCTTTGGCAAAACGTCAACCCGCTTCGACAGAAGACGGATCAAGTACCAAACGAACTCGTGATGGGAGACGACGTCACATGAGCCCGACCGAAAGCGCCTGCCGTACGCGCGGCTGCGGCAAGGCGATCCCGATCCGGCAGTCGTTCTGTCGAAACTGCCTGGGTAAGCTCCCAAGCGAGATCCGGCATGCGCTACTGTTCGCGTCCGCCGAAATACGGCTTGAGGCGCTCAACAGGGCCGACAAGATCCTCTCCGGCGTTTCGGAGTCGATTCGTCCTGGCTCGGCGAAGGAACGGTTTCGGGCCGCACGCGATCACGCCGCGGCGGCCATGAGAACTCTGGAGAGAAAAAGATGAATACCAAACGAAACAAGAAGAACGTCAGGGCTCCGAAAGAGGAGGTCATCAACGTGCGCATGACGACGCAGCAAAAGGCGACCCTAGACGCTGCGGCTGCCGGCGAAGGTCTCGGGCTCAGCACGTGGCTGCTCCGTCTCGGGCTGGTGGCAGTGGAACAACGACCGGTGGAGAAACGTCGATGAGCGTGTATTTTGCGCAGAGAGGCAATGGTCCGATCAAGATCGGGCACAGCCGGAGCGTCAAGGTTCGCATGAGCGGGTTAGGGGCTGGCGTTAAGTTGCTCGGAGCGATCCCGGGAGGCCGTTCGGAGGAGCGCGCCATGCACGTGCAGTTCGCGCATTTGCGGCTAAATCCGAAGGGTGAGTGGTTTGCTCCGGCTGATGATCTGATCGAGTACATTCGAACGCACGGACAGGATCATACGCCAGACTCGGAGCTAGGGGTGGCGACAGCGGTTCGATACTCTAAGTCATTCGTCAAGGAGCTCGATCGGATCGCCGAGAGAATATCTGAGCCTGGCAAACGTTTCACGCGCGTCGAGGTACTCAGGATGGCGTCGTACCGTGGACTAGAGCAACTCGAGGCGGAAAAGAGGAAGCGATGAAAACGAGCGCTAAACTCGCCGGCAGATTGAGAAGAGCCAAGAAACGATCCTTCGACGGCGATCATCGCGCCGCCGAGACGCGCGAGCTCATGCGTAAGGCGCGCGTCGACGACGAGGTCGAGGTCATGGATCTTCAGGCGTCGGAGCTCGCCTGCGATGTCGCTGATGCGTGGGCAGCCGAACTGGCGAGAGTGAAAAAAACACTCCCGCACGACAACGACGCAGAAGACGTGCTGCGCGATAGAGATCCCATAATGTTCGAGCGGCTTAAACGCCTCGAGCTCGTCACGCGCCCGAGCGCGATGCGAAAGGTGCGACCATGAGCGAGTTGTCAGATAAATTTGTCGCTCTCATCCAGAAAGACGGAGCCGAGAGTCTACTTGTAGCGGCGGACATAGTCGATGCGGCGGCGAAACTCGAAGAGGTCAAGCAATTGCCGACAGACAAGGCTCTGGCGGCTGTCGCAATGGCAATCAGGAACGAAGCGGGCAAGATACTCAGCGGGGCGCCGGTCGAAAATCTATTCAGCGAGCTCGGAAAGCTCATCGGGGAAGTGGAACATCACCGCATTCTCGGGAAGGTGCGACCGTGACACGGTACGCGCTCGATAGGACGGACGTCATCGCGTTCACGATTGTCGCTTTCGGTGTGTTGATCGCGCTGATCATGTTTTTTCCGTTATTCGGCACGAAGGAACCGCCACCGCCGCCGGCCCGCCGGTGCCAAACCATCCCCGCAGAGGTCGCCGCGTGGGGCCTCTCGGTGCAGAGCACGCCCTTAGGGCTCTACTTTTGTTACCAGCAAGGCGCCGGGCAGGGGATGATCGAGGTCGTCTGCACGCCGATGAAGGAGTGTCCGTGACCTATGACGAGGCTGTAGGTCTCGCCATCTACACGAATCGTCGAATTCGTGGCGCGTCTCAGGGGGATCTCGCCGACGCTCTTGGGGTGACCGTGTCTGCGGTTTCTCGGCTAGAGAGCGGTACAACCAAAACCACGGTGGTGCATCTTCGAAAGATCAGTCGGAAGTTGGCTGTTCCGGCCTCTGTCATTGTCGAAGACGCCGAACGATACTTTGCTAGAGTGACGTAAATGGACGTAGTAACCGCTCTTAGTGTTCTCCTCTTGAAGTACCACACGACCCGCGTGCACGAACGCTACTGGGGTGAGACCAGTGACGAGCGCAAGGGTCGAATCGGCCGCATCGCTGACGGCGACGTGCGGGCGTGCCACGATGTGAAGCTCGCTCGAGGCTGGACCTTCGCCGGCTGCCTTGCGGCGCTCACGATGGTCGAGGAGTGGGAGAGCGGCCTCGAGCGCGGCGTCCACGCGGGCGAGAAGAAGGGCCCCGGGGGCGAGCTCTGCCTCACGCAGATCAATCACCGGGTGACGCTCCACGGGGCGATTCGAGACCCCGACTACCAAATCACCGAGGACGAGTGGCAAAGCCTACCCGGACTCGATGCCGAAGCGACGTACCGGTGCGCGCTCGCTGGGGTCAAGATTTTGATGTACCACGCGAGCCGGTGCTCGATACGGTTCGAGGGCGACTCGTGGTGGATGGGTGCTCGTCTCGCTAGTGAGTACCACCTACCTTCGAACGACTGTCACGCGATCGTGCTCCCAATGCACTCGCACCGAGGGATGACGTACGCGAGCGTGTACAGGAAGCTCCTCCTGCCGAGTGGTGGCGGATGATAGCCCTGGTGCTTCTTACGGCTCTCGCGTTTTTCGTCCCGTTCGGTACCGGGTATTACGTGGGGTACAGCGTGGGCGTCGATGCTGAGCGTCTTCGAATGAGTCGAGATTTGCGATCGAAATTGCGGCCAGACAAATCACGCGCCCGTCGTCGAGCTTAGCGGTGCCGGAGCGGTGCGGGGCCCCAGGGCATCGGAGTAACTGTAGGGCGGCTACGGCGTGGCGTAAGGATCGTTTTCCGGATCCCATGTCATTTCCCACTGTTGCCAGCCGATCACTTTGCGATCGCCGGGGCCTAGTACGACATCTCGGACGCGAACGACTTTTCCTGTTTTGGCGAGTCGTTGCATGCGCCCTAGCATCGTCTTCGGATCAATACCGAAGTGATCCGCGAGCGCTTTCGTGCTCGCACGACCGAATCCGGCGGCGTAGTCGGCATCGCCCAGATCGTAGATCGCTTGGAGGATCGCGTCGTCGGTCAGCGCTGCTTTTTGCGCGCCGACCTTTTGGCTTTTGGGCGACGTCGAGCCTCGCTCGTTCTAGATCGAATTTGAGATTTCATCTCTAGGAGCTCGTCAGCGAGCCAGTCCTTAGACGATTCGAGCGCGTGATCGAAGCCTTCGTAGAATGCGTCGGCGTAGGCGGGGTCGCCGTTACCTGCCATGCGTTCGATGTCGTTTGCCCGAAGATCGCGTCTCGTATCCCATCCTAGTTGCTGGAGCATGTTGCCGGCGATCTTCATCGCGTCAGCCTTCGTTTCTAGCGGGAGCACTTGATCAGGATCCATCTTGCTAGCCTCGATGAGCTGGTCGAAAACCCAGTCGCGGAAGTGGTCGCTCTCGATCTGCTCGAAGCCGTACTTGTTGCCGGCCGCTTCGGCTTGTTTGAGCCCGCGGGTGTCGCCACCTCGCTTCGCCTCGCTCGCCCCCGGCCGTACGAATTTGACGTGACCGCCGGTTCCCGCCGCACGCTTCATGTCGCTGTAGCTCTTGGAGGGGCCGGCGATGCGACGGCCGCGGTTGTCGACGGCCTCGTAGTCGCGGACGCTCGTGCCGGGGCGTGGGGCGCCGAGTTTGAAGCGAGGCTCGGCCGCTCGCCCCGGAGCGTATCCGGATGATCGCCGTGGGTTTCCGTACTGCGCGATCGGCATGGCGTTGTCGGGGAGTTTTGTTACTCCAGTACGCGCGCCGGGGCCTTCTGCGTGCCAGTAACCGCCCTTGCGCCACACTCGCGCTTCTTCGTATGGGTACTGTCCACCGCGGGGGAAGTAGAGCTTTGTTTCGCCCTCGCCGGTCCCTCGAATGAGCAAGGAAACGATATGCGTCGCGCCGAGCTCGTTTTTGGCGTGCGCGACGAGATCATCGAGCTTGTTGAAGTCGCGCACGACGCGGGGGGCGCGGACTGCGCGGTGTCCGCTAAGCGGTGTTCCATGAATTTGCCCATCATCACCAACGTACAGGGTGAACTCGCCGTAGGACTTTGCCGCTTCTTGCAACTCGTCTTGATCGTCGTCGAAGAAGCCCGCCCCGTGTCCATTGCGACTCAACCAAAAGTTGTGTCCGGCGCGCGAGAAATCCATGCCGCTCTCGACGAGTAGCTTGCTGTACCTTTCTTGAAAGTCGGCGCAGTCCGAGATCATTTCAGTGCGTGTCTCTGGCGAGATGTCATCGATCGAGTAGTTGTCGTCGAGCGGATCGCCGCCCTGGTCGTTTGACTCGTCCGTCGACGACCAAAGTGCAGTTTCGAAATACGCGCGAGTGAACGAGTCCATGCGAGGCGCTTGAACAGAGCGCTTGGTTGCGGTTTTCATGTTGCCTTCTTTGCGCACGTTCTGCGCCTGGGTTGTCACGACGAAGCCGGGGGCGAAGTGCTCACCGGCGTGTTCTGTGAGCCGAACCTTGACCGTTTTGCCGGAGACTTTGGTGACGACGCCGGTAGCCTGGAACCGGTGACCGCCCCACGTCCACTCGGCAACTACGGCGTCGCCTACGTTGATCACCGGCGTCTCCGCGGGGGCGGACGACGTGCAGGCCGCTGAGCTTCCTCGACGCCGACTCGCACTTGCTCTCCAACATCACGCGCCAGCGCCGCGTAAGTGAGCGCTGCCCAGTTGATGTGCGAGTCCTGCACCGGCGGCTCACCGAAGTCTTCCGAGTAGGCGTCGTGGTGGTCCGAGCACATGAGCACCTGGAAGTTCGCGTGCGTGTAGATGACCCAGTACGAGCCGTCTACCTCTTCGTGGATCACGTCGTTTTCGTCTTCGCCTTCCTTGACGCGATCGGCAACGCTCTGAGCGATCCCGCGCACGCCTTGCCAGTACTCGGCGCGTAGAACGCGCATCGCGTCGTCGTGCTGCTCTTCGGTGATGCGTCCGTCGTTGCGCGGGTTACCGCCGCCGGAGCTCCCGCCTTTGCCCTTCGGGGAGCTTCGTCGTTTCGCGTTCACTAATCTGTGTGCCATCGTTTTTTCCTTTCAGGAGATCTTGTACTTGCGCTCGTTGTGCTCGACCCAATCGCCCCAACTCGTGACGAGGAAGCGATCCTTGTCGGTCTCGTAGAGAAGAGTCGTGTTGTACGTGTCGCCCATGTTGACGTAGAGGGCGACGATGTCGTGGTAGAAGTTGTCGACGTGGTAGTCGCCGTTGATCGCCTCGACACCGGAGCCGTCGACGAGGCGATTCACTTCTTCGAGCACTTTGTCAACTTTGTTTGAGTCACCGGCAGCGGCGATGAGACGTGCGATGCGCGCGGACTCCTTCGCCGCGTCGTGGCCCTCGTGCTTGAGGTACTCGCCGAGACCTTCTAGGATGTCCTTGGCGTCCGCTTCGGGGATGTCCTCTTCCTCTTCCTCTTCCTCTTCCTCTTCCTCTTCCTCTTCGTCCTCGTCTTCTTCCTCTTCTCCGAGTACTTCTCGACGGAACTCATCGTCCTCGTCCGAGAGGTAGTCGCGAAGCTTGGCTACGTTGCCGCGTTGCCAC